ACTGTTTTCCACTCTTCACTTACAAGCCACGGACAAAGAGTGACATCTCCAATAGTAGTAGGCTCATGTACCACAGTGATACCAGGTATATACTTTCCAAACTCCACAGAGTGTATGTCCCGTTTGTCTTTGTAATACAAATCATGATTACCAGGAAAGAAATAGAAGTTGTCAAACGCCTGACCCAGTTTTTCCAAGGCCCTAAGGCTATAATCCATTGTAGTAATGTTAAGGCTATTGCGGTTATGATGCCAATCACCCATAAAGATACCTGTATCACAACCTTCCTCCTTAGCTTTAGCAATATACCAGTCTACAAAGTCTTCACAATCCTGATTGTGAACACTACTGTTAGACTTTAATCCAAAATGGATGTCTGTAAAACAAGCTACTTTTTTAAATAAATTACTCACTAGCTTCCTCGTTTCGTTTTAGTGCGGCTGCATGTTCACCAGCACCAGTTCTTGAATAACTTGGGTTCATACCGTTAATTTCTAAGATGTCATCTCGAATATTTTGATTACGTTTCTCAATATTAATAACACGAACAAAACTATTAGTAACCGCGGCAGTAAAATAAGCAAACGGGTTATCAGATTTTGATTCATCAAATTGTAGTCCTATTTGTGTTAACTGTAAAATAGCCTGACCCTTCATTTCATCATTATATGTGTAGCCACGCACGTTACCGCGAGTAGCGTATCTCTCACATAATTTTAACATCATTCTAGCTAAGGTGTTAGTTATTTGGCCAGCATCTTTATCAAAGTGACCTTTTTCTAAATCGCCCTTCCAATGACTTTTGCCCACACATATAAGATTATCTTCTTCGTCAAATTTCCAATGTTGGAAAGGAGGAAAGTTAACTTTATCGCGGTGATCTGCTAGACTCTTAGGATTCTTTTTACGTGTATTGTTTAACGGAATATGATCAAAACTCATAATTCTAAAGATAACATCCGTTTTTGCTATCTTTTTATAATCAACTTCGCAGTCTGCTTGTTTGATTTTTTCACCGCTTGCTTTACGGCGAGCGTAGTCTTGATCACCCATTCGTTTAGCCCTGTTACGTTTGGCTTCTGCTATGCTTCTAATGTTTATTTTGTCTACACTGGGCAATATGATGTCATATTGGTGATATTCTGGTTGGGTAAACACACAATAACTGCTTTTGGATTTGTGTATTTCCGCTAACATATCTTTGTTGTTCAAGTAATTTACTTTTGCTGTCATCCTTAAGAGTCCTCTAATATGTAATTATAAACTACGCACTTTATAAAGTCAACTAAATATTATACCAAAAGAGGTATTATATGTCATTCGACTTAACACAAACGCTTACAGCTTCACAAAATTTGATTGGTGCTGGAACCAGCGCCATTAATACGGCTAGTAACCTAGCAGGAGCATTATCAGCTGGATACGCCAACGGCGGAGTTGCTGGTGCGTTGCGTTCAATCGATTTACCAGCCGCTGGAGAAGCTGTTGGGGATATAGTTAGTGCTGTAGCCAGCTTTGGCGGTGATGCTAATGCTAACGATTGGCGTGTAAGATTAAGCCTGGCTAATTGGACCAGTTTTAAAACTAGTCCTGTGCTAGCACCTTTGAAAGATGCCGGTGGATTAATATTTCCGTATACTCCGACTATTACCATGGCTAGTACAGCTACCTATACAAAGTTAAATACCGTTCATTCCAATTATACGTTCCATGCTTTTCAACATAGTGATCCGGGAGAGATAACAATTACTGCTCCTATGAACGTTGAAGATGCTACACAAGGATTATACTGGATTGCGGCGGCACATTATTTAAGAAGTCTTACCAAAATGTGGACTGGATCTGATCCAAAGGCCGGCAATCCTCCTCCAATCGTTATGTTAAATGGTTACGGAAATTATGTATTCAAGAATGTGCCAGTAGTTGTTACAAGTTTCAGTACAACACTAAACAAAGATTGTGATTATATTGGTGTTAACGTAGTAGGCAGTGCCGCAGGAGCAGTCCAAGGAGTTGCGTCGGGTATTGGCGGACTAGCAGGCGCATTAGGCGGAGCCATTCCTGGACTTGGCGATATTACAAGTACGGTAAGTAACTTAGCATCCGGTATTGGTAATGTAGCCGGAGTGTTAGGATCGTTTGGGGTTGGCGGTACTACTAGTGGCGGTGTAAGTCACGTTCCTACTAAGAGTGAATTCACAGTTAAACTAATGCCAATGTACAGTAGAAATAGTGCTAAGAACTTTAGTCTTGATAGATTTGTTCAAGGCGGATATCTTAATAATAGTTTTGGATATATCTAATATGGCAGCCACATACAAAACTACTAGTCCTTGGTTCAATACTGGAACAAGACAAAATTATTTAGATACATTTAAGATAAGACCAGTTCCAGCAGAGAACGATGATTTCTTATATACCATACAACCACAATATACATATCGTCCAGATTTGTTAGCATTCGACTTGTATGGTGATGTTAACTTATGGTGGGTGTTCACCCAGCGTAATATGGATGTTATACAAGATCCTATTCTCGACTTCGTACCAGGTGTACAAATTTATATTCCAAAAAATAGTAAATTAAAATCAGTGTTAGGATTATAAAATGGGATTGTTTGATGACGCAGGCGCAATAGTATCCAAAGTAGAAAATAGTGTTGGCTCTGCTATTACACAAGTTGAAAAAACTATAGAAGGCGGATTGCCTTCTATTTCAGCAATCACAGGTGGACTTGCCAGTGGACTTGCTGCCGTGACGGACGGTCTCGGCGGAATACTTAATACTGTTGAGCGAGTGTTTGCTCCAACTGTTAATGTTCAGTTGCCATTACCTAATGCTTTATTTGATTATGCTAGTTACACTTATAGTATTAGTATAGGAATATTGCCAGACAGTTTTTATCACAATCCCGACACTACATATAGAGCAGGACAAAAATTTCCTTTGCTAATGAAAAGCGCCAATGCGGAACCTGAAAATAGAGCTTCCACAGCATATGGCCAATTTGATTTTTACGTAGATGATCTTAAATTACAACAGCAAATTGGTTACGAAGAAGGTCATAATACTAACGTTACCGACATTGAATTTACAGTAATTGAACCTTACAGCATGGGTATGTTATTGTTAGCTATACAACAGCTAGCTAATTCTTTATCCACTGATGGAAAACCAGTAAGCTGGAGATCCTGTGTACCGTTTTTGTTAGCAATAGATTTTAGAGGCAATACTGAAACAGGACAAATTGTTAAAATTCCTAGCTCAAGTAGATACATTCCTTTTAAAATTACAGACGTAGATATGTCAGTAGACGCTCAAGGCGCTGTTTATAAAATTAAAGGTGTACCAGTAAATCAAGAAGCATTGTCAGATATTAACTCTAAATTTAAAAGCGACATGGCCGCCAAAGGAACAAGTGTCCGAGAGATGTTACAAAGCGGACCAAAAAGTTTACAAGTTTCTTTAAACACTAAACTTCGAGATATCCAACGTACAAACGGAATAGAAAAAGCTGACGAAATAGTAATTATATTTCCTAAAGATATAAGTTCGTATGGTGCTACTAAATCTTCTTTCGCAGAGATTGAAGCTAACATAGCCGCTACTGTAGATTCAAGCGGTGATGCTGTTAATTCTTTATATACTAAATTGGGTTTAGGTAGAGATTCTACTAGCGGACAACTAATACAAGATGCCGCTACAGTGAACTCTATTGGAAATAGTCGAATGGGGTTTGATGAAAAACGTAAAGCGTCAACTCCAGTGGGTAAAGAAAACGTTGTTTATAATCCCGATACAAAAATTAATGATAGAACACAAAACACAATCAACCCAAACGAAAGTGATTTTAAATTTAGACAAGATACTGATATAGTTAACGCTATAAATCAAGTTATAATAAACAGTAATTATATTGTATCGGCATTTGATCCAGCTAACATTACAGCCGAAGGTTATCGTGGCTGGTTTAAAGTAGACACACAAGTTTACTATACAGGGCCAACTAGTAAAGTCACTGGTATGAAACCTCGATTATTAGTTTACAGAGTGATTGAATATAGTGCTCATATAAGTTCGGGTCATTTACCAGTTAACGTAAAACCTCCTTATTCGCAATTAAAACTTCAAGCAGTAAAACAATATGATTATATTTTTACTGGTAAGAACGTTGATATAAAAAGTTTTAAAATTAATTATAACAGTAATTTCTTTAAAGCTCTTCCACCTGACGGGGGCAATTTCAGTCAGGATAGTAAACTAGCTAGAGACTCAGGCGCCGCCAATGATCAAAAACCAGAGCCAAATGTTAATCAAGCGGGTAAAGGTCAGTTGCCAGACGGCACACCTGGTGTAGGAAATACTATTGTGAGATTTGTTAAAACTCTTGCTGGCACAGATAAACTAGGCGGCGGCGGTGTTGAAACAAAAGATACCAGAGCTGCCAGAGCTTTTCATGATTCGCTAACACACGGTGCGGACATGACGGATCTTAATTTAGAGATCCTAGGCGATCCATATTGGATTGCTCAAAGCGGTATGGGAAATTATACATCACAGCCTACAAAATATTATAATTTAAATCTTGACGGAAGTGTAAGTTATCAAAACGGCGAAGTGGATGTTATGGTTAATTTTAGAACTCCTATTGATATTAATCAAACAACCGGACTTTATGACTTTGGGCCTAAGAGCCAAACTGCTCCTGTAATGCAATTTAGTGGTCTTTATAGAGTTACAAACGTTGTTAGTACATTTAAAGGCGGAGAGTTTATACAAACACTCACAGGTAATCGTAGACCATTGTTTGAATCTCAAGCACCTGAACTTACTCCACAACAAGCATCACCACTTAAAGCCGCTAGTGACCTTATTACAAAATTTACAGATGGTTCTAGCTTACAAATATTTGATGATGGTTCTAAATTAATAACAGATGCCGTTGGAAAAATACAAACACAATTATCTCCAGAGGAAGGTGCTAAAAACATACCTAACGATGGCTGGGGAGAAGGTTAATAATGGGATCAAAAGACACACAATTAGATTACGCTAGTAATAGCCAACCAGATCCTAAACCAGGTCCGTTTATTGCCAAGGTTATTAGTAATATCGATCCTACTTACATGGGCGTATTAGAAGTAGAAATTTTAAGACCGAGTGGTGCTACAAGTGGAGCAGAAGGACAACTACACCAAGTAAAGTACATGAGTCCCTTCTGGGGTGTTACTAGCAGTGATTATCTAGGACAAATAGACAATTACAATAATACACAAAAATCATATGGTATGTGGATGGTACCTCCAGATGTAGGTTCATACGTGATGATTATTTTCATTGACGGAGATCCTAAGCGCGGTTACTGGATAGGGTGTGTTGGTAGCGAAGCTGAAAATATGAATTTTATGATGCCAGGTATCGCGGCAACTCAGCGTGTAGTTGAAGATGTTGATCCAGATAATGCTGGCAACTATGGCCGTGTACCTGTTGCAGAATATAACAAAAAAATTGACGACAACGATGCTAGAACAGATGCTACTCGTGTACTAAAACCTGAACATCCTTTAGCACAAATATTAGCCGCTCAAGGTTTAATATTTGATGACATTCGTGGTATTACTACTAGTAGTGCTAGACGTGAAAGCCCTAGCATGGTATTTGGAATTAGTACTCCTGGTCCATTAGATAAAAACGGAAAAACTGGCCCAGTGGGTAAAGCAGAACATAGAGTTCCTAACTACCCAGTTAGTCGACTTGGCGGAACAACTTTTGTTATGGATGACGGAGATGATAAATTTCTTCGTATGACTGCTCCAACTGACGGTCCTCCTACTTATGCTAGTGTAGAAGCAGGAGATACTAGTGGAGATAATACTCGTCCTCACAATGAATTAGTTAGAATTCGCACACGTACTGGACATGAGATATTATTACATAATAGCGAAGACTTAATTTACATTACGAATAGTCGTGGAACTGCTTGGATAGAATTAACCAGTGATGGCAAAATAGACATCTATGCGCAAGACAGCATAAGTGTACGTACTCAAAACGATATAAACTTTTATGCTGACCGTGATATCAATATGGAAGCTGGCCGTAACTTTAATCTTAAAGTTGCTGAACGTCATCAAACTGAAGTCGGCGGAGATAAAATTTGTATTGTAAATGGTAATGTTGCTATTAAAGTTGACGGAACACAGGATGAAACAATTTCAGGTGCTGTCGCAGAATCGTATGAATCTACCTGGGATGCTACTATCGGAGATCAAACTAATATAACTATTGGAGCAGGATTTGATCTTAACACTAGCGCAGATAATAATCTTACATCTGGCGGAGATATGAATATTAATGCCGCTAATACAACTGTATCAGGCGGTGACATTAACTTCAACGGTCCTGCAGCCGCTAGTGCTGGAACAGCTACCGCGGCAACCGCTCCGGATCCGCTACCTACTATTGACAATCCAACCGAAATAGATGGAGAAACATTAACAAGTATTTTAGCTAGAATACCAACTACAGAACCGTATCCACATCATGAAAATTTAGACGCCACTATGTTTAAACCTGATGCAACTGATAGAGAAAATGCTACGGCTATTCCAGTTCCAGATGCTTGGAAAACTTATACAACTGCCACTGATACGTTTACTAAAAATCAGGAGAATTCATGACTATACACAACAAACTAACAATTACTACAGCACAGTCTGGTAATCCTCCGCCACCGCAAAAGTACAGAGGTTTCAGCACAGTTAATGCTAACAATCAAAACTTTGCCTTATACGATTTCGAATTAATCAAGCAGGATATTTTAAATCATTTTTATGTACGCCAGGGCGAAAGATTAATGCAACCTGCGTTCGGTAGTATCATTTGGACTTTATTATTTGAACCATTAACACCTCAAATACAAGATCTTATACTACAAAATGTCAATGAAGTATTGAATTACGACCCTAGAGTACAAGCTAGTAATATCCTTATTACTCCATACGACCAAGGTATACAAATTGAATGTAAATTGACTTATTTGCCCTATAATATACAGCAAAACCTACAGTTAAAGTTCGATCAACAGAACGGATTGCTGTCAGGATAATAAACTACGCACATAATTTTATTCAATAAATACACTTATTAGGACATATTATGAGCTCAACGGATAGACTAAACAACCTGTTAGTCAGTGAGGACTGGCAGAAAATTTATCAATCATTTAAGAACGCAGACTTCCAAAGCTACGACTTTGACAATTTACGTCGTACAATGATTGACTATATCCGTACTAATTTTCCTGAAGATTTTAACGATTATATTGAATCTAGCGAATACCTTGCCCTAATTGATCTTATAGCCTACGTGGGCCAAAGCATAGCTTTCCGTGTTGATTTAAATGCTCGTGAAAACTTTTTAGAGCTTGCTAGCCGTCGTGACAGCGTGTTACGTTTAGCACGTATGATTGGTTATAACGCAAAGCGTAATACTGCGGCAACTGGTTTATTAAAATTTAATGTTATTTCTACTACAGAATCTGTTTTAGACAGCAACGGTAGAAATTTATCAGGACAATATATTACTTGGAACGACAGCAGTAATCCTAATTGGTATGACCAATTTATCAGTGTGTTAAATGCCGCAATGCCACAAACACAACAGTATGGAAATCCAGCAGATAAAGCAACTATATATGGAGTACCTACTGCTCAGTATAGATTTAACGCAACTAATTCAGATGTTCCAGTTTATAGTTTTACCAAACCAGTTGCTGGCCGTAATATGAATTTTGAAGTAACTAGTACTACCTTTAAAAATCAAACATACATCTACGAAGAACCTCCAAAAATCGCCAACAGTATAGCTTGTGTTTACAAAGATGACGGCTATGGAGCAGGTAGCGCAGGCACTGGATTCTTTTTTAATTTTACACAAGGTTCACTAGGAGTAGGTAACTTTACAGTTACCCAGCCTAGTAGCAATCAACAAATTGATATTGCTACACAAAATATAAATGATACAGATCTTTGGTTATACCAATTAGATTCAAACGGAATCGAATCGACATTATGGACACAAGTGCCATCAACACTAGGTAATAATATTATCTATAATAGTTTAAACAGTAAGATTAAAACAATTTATAGTGTAGTTACTAGAGCAACTGATGCTATTAGTTTACAATTCAGTGATGGCACGTTTGGTGATTTACCATTAGGTAATTTTAGAACTTATTATAGAGTTAGTAACAATCTAACCTATACAGTTGCGCCAACAGATATTAGAAATGTTTCTATAGATATTCCATACACTAGTGCTACAGGCACAAGTGAAATTTTAAGTATTAGTTTATCTTTACAAACTACAGTATCAAATTCTGCTACAAGTGAAACAAACGCAAGTGTTAAAACAAACGCTCCTCAAACATACTATACACAAAATCGTATGATTACCGGAGAAGACTATAATATTAGTCCGTTAAGTTCTAGTACAGACGTTGCTAAAGTTAAAGCTCTTAATAGAACAAGTAGTGGTATTAGTCGTTATTTTGACCTAGTGGATCCTACTGGAAAATATTCTAGTACTAATTTATTTGCCGACGATGGTGTTATCTACAGAGAGCCTTTTATAGCTAGTTCTACTTTTAGTTACATAACTCAAACTGACATTCAAGGTGTAATTTTAGGACAAATTTATGATATATTAAATGATCCTAATTTAAGAAATTTCTTTTATCAACAATATGTAATTTCTTTATCTAACAGTAATATTGCATGGAATCAAGTAACTTCTAGTACTACAAATTCAACAGGCTATATTGATACAACTACTAACTCTAGTCCATTACAAGTTGGTAGTTACACTAATACATCATTACAATATTTGACTCCTGGTTCTTTAATTCAATTTACCGTACCAAATCCAGGAACACAATATTTTGATACAACTAACAACAACATATTATCTACTAGCAATATAAATCAAGCTGGCGCAAGCTCGTATATATGGGCTGAAGTAGTTTCAGTATCGGGTGATGGCAGAGGACTATTAGTTAGTAGTTCATATACAGGTGTCTTGTCTAGTGGCTATGGCGCTATAATGTTAAACAAGTCAATTCCAGAGGGCGCAATTATAAGTCAAATTATTCCTAGTTTTACTCGTACGTTTAGTAGTACCGTAATAACAACAATAATTGATTTAGTATTTGCTAATAAACCATTTGGATTAAGTTACAACGGATCTACACAAAGCTGGCAAATTATATTTGAAACAAACTTAAACACAACTGATTCATTTAGTTTAGGTAATCAAGGCGACCTTACCAACGCTAACAAGGATTCTAGTTGGATATTATTGTTTACTACTAATAACGAATATTACACAGTAACTACAAGAGAATTACGTTATGTGTTTGAAAGTGATGCTCAAGTTACATTCTATTTTGATACAAATACAAAGATCTATGATGTAGTTAATACGGCTATTGTTAAAGACAACATAAAAATATTAAGCATAAACACACAACCAGGCTCTACTAGCCCATTTACATTAAACTATAACTGGGATGTTGTCAGTGAATATAACGGACAAGATGGCTATATTGATCCTAGTAAAATTGTTGTTAGTTTTGCTGACAGTACTAACAGTGGTATTGTAGATAATCCTCAACTGTTTTTAGATATTGTTTCGCCTGACAGTGCTACAACATTTGTTGTTCAAGAAAAATATCTAATTAGTCAGGGTGAAGAAGACTATCGTTATGTAAGCAATGATTCTGCTAAAGGCCCTGTAATAATATTACCAACTAAGCCAGGTAGTGGAGTTAATGGTCAGTATTATTATTTTGTAGATGCTAATTATGTGTCTCAATATGTAAATGGTGAAGGATTTGTTCCAACACTAGACTATAAAGTTTATGTAGGTCGCGACAATTTAAAATTCCAATATACTCATAGTGCCGATTATGACAGTAGAATTGATCCAAGCGCAAGTAACATTATGGATGTTTTTGTTCTAACAAAAACATACGATACTGCTTTTAGACAATGGGTTATTGGAGCAACTTCAGTAGAACCGTTACCCCCAAGCAGTAATCAATTGAACACTCAATTAAGTCCTAACTTGAATTTAATTAAATCAATCAGCGACGAGATTGTGTATCATCCTGTAAGTTATAAATTATTATTTGGCGCACAAGCCGATTTAAGTCTTCAAGCTACATTTAATGTAGTTCGAAATCCAAGTAGTACTGCTAGTAATTCAAATATTATAGCACGTATTTTAACAGCTATTAATGCATTCTTTAATTTAGATAATTGGGACTTTGGCGATACATTTTATTTTACAGAATTATCGACTTACATATTAACACAATTAAATCCAGATATTACTAGTTTTGTTATTGTTCCAAAACAAGCAGGACAGTACTTTGGTAGCTTATTTGAAATACAATGTCCTAGCAATCAGATTTTTATAAGCTGTGCCCAAGCTAGTGATATTGTTATTGTATCAGGCTTAACCAGTGCCAATCTTAAAACAATAACCGGCGAAGCATTAACAACCGTTATTAACACACAAAATATAACCAGCGCAACAAACGGAGCATCTAATGGCTAATAATACGCCTTTTGGAAACAACAACCTTACATCTAATTTATTACCAGCATTTTATCAAAGTAAAAGTAATAAAAAGTTTTTACAAGCAACGCTTGATCAATTATATCAACCAGGCTCAGTAAAAAAGATTAATGGGTTCATCGGAAGAAAAAATGCCAAAGCCGCGACTGGTTCAGACATTTATGTAACAGCCGCTGAAACAAGCAGACAAAATTATCAACTAGAACCTAGTGTAGTAATTCAAGATAGTTTAAACAATGTAACTTTTTATAAAGACTACATTGACTATATCAATCAACTAGGAGTGTTTGGCGGCAATACTGCGAACCATTCTAGATTAAACTCCGAAGAATTTTATAGTTGGGATCCACATATTGACTGGGACAAAGTAGTTAATTTTCAAAACTACTATTGGCTACCATACGGTCCTGAGCCAGTTACAGTATATGGACAGCAACAAAAAGTAACCAGTACCTATACTGTAGACTTAGTTGCGGTTGGAGAAGATTCACAATATGTGTTTACTCCTAATGGATTTACTCCTAATCCTGTACTAAAATTATATCGCGGACAAACTTATACATTTGAAATTAATAGCCCAGGTAATGCGTTTAGTTTTAAATTATCTAGAACTACTGGTAAAGTAGACAGATATTTAAATGCTGGTATAGACAATTACGGAGTACAACAAGGCACAATTACATGGACTGTTGCTGATGATGCTCCTACTATGATTTACTATCAAAGTGAAAATGATATTAATCTTGGTGGCGTAATTGAAATATTCGACATTGACCAGAATACATATATTGATATAGAAGCAGACGTATTAGGTAAAAAGACATATAAATTAACTGACGGAACTCCATTAAGTAACGGAATGAAAGTTAAGTTTGGTGGAAATGTTACCCCAACAAAATATGCCACCGGTAGTTATTATGTAGAAGGTGTCGGTACTGCTATTAAATTAGTATCTCAATCAATTTTAGAAATTGTAAGTCCTTATACATTATCTCAAACAGTCGAGTTTGATAATACACCTTTTGACCAGGAGCCGTTTAGTGATGCTACAGGCTATGCTGCAGTTGCTGATTATATTGTTATTAATCGTGCTAGCCGAGATCACAATCCTTGGAGTAGATATAACCGTTGGTTCCATCAAGATGTAATTATAGCCAGCGCAAAATTAAATGGCGATGTTCCTAATTTAAATCAATTAGCAAGAGCAACTCGACCTATTATTGAATTTGAAGCAGATTTAAAATTGTTTAATTTTGGAACTACTGCTATCGCAGATATTGACTTAATTGACAATTTTACAACAGACGTATTTTCTACAATAGAAGGTTCTTCAGGCTATAACATTGATGGTATTCCGTTAACAGCCAATCAAACAATTTTGTTTACAGCAGATACAGATCCGCTTGTAGCAAACAAAATTTATCGAGTAGAATTTGTTGATGTTAAACATCTTAGCAATGGCAGTAAACAACTACATCTTGTTGAAATAGCTTCTCCTGAATTAAATCAAACAGTTTTAGTTAATCAAGGCATTACTAATCAAAGTTTTATGTACTGGTTTAATGGTACAACTTGGATTAAGAGCCAACAAAAAACTAACACTAATCAACCTCCTTTATTTGATGTTGTTGACGACAATGGTGTTAGTTATGGCGATACTAGCGTTTACCCTGGTTCAACTTTTTTAGGAACTAAAGTCTTTTCTTACAAAGTTGGTTCGGGGCTAGCTGATACAACTTTAGGATTTGCTTTAAGTTATAAAAATGTCAGCAATATAGGCGATATTGTTTTTAACTTTAACCTTGCTACAGATAATTTTCAATATAAACAAGGCACCGCATTAATAACAAAGAATGTTAATGTAGGCTATATTGTTGGTCAAGATTATGCTGGTAATACTGTTTATGAAAATGGCTGGCAAACTTCAGTAGTTAATAATACACAAGCGGCCATTCGAATTTATGAAAATTCTAATAAAACAAATAATTTTAATTTAGATATTTTTGATGATATTTCAAATTTAAATGATTTAGTAGTTAGAGTTTATATTAATGGAAAACGATTAGACGCAAGCCTATGGTCAATCGTTGATGGTCAACAGTATAAGCGTATTGTTTTAACAACACCGATAGCATTAACTGACGTATTAACTATTAAGGCATTTGCTTCTCAGCCTATTAACAAAAATGGTTATTATGAAATTCCTATCAACTTACAAAATAACCCATTAAACAATACTATGGGAGATTTTACGTTAGGTGAAGTTTCAGATCATGTTAATAGCATTGTAGATAATTTAGAAACATTATTCGTTGGCGCATTTCCAGGAACTAGCAACTTAAGAGATCTCGGTAATACTGCGGCGTATGGTACTAAGTTTGTTCAACATAGCGGCCCAATGAGTTTGTCAATGTATCATATTACTAGTGAATCTAATAATATTGTACGAGCCATTGAACAAAGCAGAGACGATTATAATCATTTTAAACGAATTTTTATCACCACAGCTGAAAATTTAGGTGTTGATGGCGACCCAGTTAAACTAGTCGATGTTATTTTAGAAAGAATTAATTCTAATAAACCTAATACGGCTCCATATTATTTTAGTGATATGATTCCTTATGGAGCAAGTTTACGCACAGATATAAAAATTGTTGACTACAGAATTAAAACATATCCGTTAACTGCGGTATTTACTTTAGACACATTGTCTAATAAAGCAGTTGGTGTGTACTTAAATGATGTTCAATTGACATACGGAAAAGATTATACATTTAATAATCAAGGATTTGTTGTAATAGATAATTCTTTATCTATGAACAATGGTGATACACTTACTACTTTAGAGTATGAAAGTACAGATGGTTGTTTTGTACCAGAAACACCGACAAAGTTAGGAATTTATCCAAAGTTTGAACCTAAAATTTATTTAGATACTACATTAATTGCTCCGCAACTAATGATTCAAGGACACGATGGAAGTCAAGTATTGGCGTATGGCGATTACAGAGATGGATTAATTTTAGAATTAGAAAAGCGTATTTTTAATAATATTAAAGTTGAATATGATCCTAGTGTTTACGATATTAATAGTGTTATTCCAAACTATAATAAAACAAACGTTTATACTAGAGAAGAATTTAATAAAGTTCTAGCACCTAATTTTTATCGTTGGGCTAAAGACGTAGGTGTTAATTTTAGTAAGCCTTTAAGTTACGACATTAGTAATAGTTTTACTTACAACTATAGAAACAATAGTGCCCCAGACGGAACAAGTTTGCCAGGATATTGGAGAGGCGTATATCGTTGGTTATTAAACACTGACCGTCCAAATATTTGTCCTTGGGAAATGCTAGGTCTTAGTATAGAGCCTAGTTGGTGGACACAAGTCTATGGACCAGCTCCTTATACTAGCGACAATCGTGTAATGTGGCAGGATATCGCAGACGGTATGTTAAGAGAACCAGGTAAGCCTCCGGTGTATCTTGCCGATTATGTTAAACCATTTTTAATTAATCATATTCCAGTAGACGAATCTGGAAATCTTGTGAGCCCATTATTTTCATCATTAGCATTGGGACAAGTAACACCTAGCATTGATTTTGAATTTGTCTTTGGAGATGTTGCTCCAGTCGAATCTAGCTGGAGACGTAGTAGTCATTATCCATTTAGTGTGTTAATAACTAGTATGTTGTTAACACCGGCTAAAACATTTGGCGTATTATTAGATAGAAGTCGAATTGTAAGAAATAAAGCCGGACAATTAATTTATAAAGATACCGGATTAAGAATTAGACCACAAGATGTTATATTGCCTAGTGTTTATTCAAGTACAACTCGAGTACAAACTGCTGGTATTATTAACTATGTTGTTAATCTTATTTTAAATTATATCTTTAGCAATAATCTAAAATCTTACGAAGGTTATGCTAACGATTTAACATCGATGAATGTTCGATTAGCATATAGAGTAGGATCATTTACAAATCAAGATCAGTTTAATTTATTACTAGAAAGTAAAACTCCTAGTAGTTCGGGAAGTGTTTTTATTCCAAAGGAAGATTATTCTGTATTTTTAAATAGTTCCAGTCCAACTAAGAAATTATCTTATAGCGGTGTTATTATTACTCGATTACAGGATGGTTTCCAAGTAAGCGGTTATAGTTTAACACAACCTTTCTTTAACTATTACAATTATAGTCAACCTGGACCAAATATTAACGTTGGCGGAATTTCAGAAAACTTTTCAAACTGGACAGCAAATGAACAATATGCGGCCGGAAGTATTATAAAATATAATAACGGTTATTATAAAGCATTGACTTTGACAACTACTGGTGCTTCATTTGACAGCACACAATTTGTTGCCATGCCATTCCTTCCAGTTAACGGCGGAGTAACTGCTAATTTTAGAAAGTCTTGGGATAAGACAGAAATATTAACAGCACCATACGGTTTAACATTTAAGAAAGTTCAAGATGTAGTTGACTTTTTATTAGGCTACGGTGAATATTTAAAAGATCAAGGTTTTATTTTTAATCAGTACAATACAAACTTGGGTGTTGTTAGCAACTGGGAAACTAGTGCTAAAGAATTTATGTTCTGGACTACACAAAACTGGAGTTCTGGAAAAGATAAATGGAGCGATTGGACTCCTAACATTGTAGTGCCATACGGTACCATTGTTAGATTCAATGGAGAATATTATAGTGCCACTAGAAATGTTCCAGCATCAGACGCATTTGATTATAACGACTTTAATAAATTAGATGGACTAAGTGTAGATGGTGCTAGCGTAATTAGTTTAAGTCCAGCAGCCGGCAATATTGAATTTATAACACCTTTAAATGTTGTTGATGATATTAATAATTCATTTAACAAATATGAAATATTTAAAGTAAACGGCACAGCTATAAACACAGCGGATTTAGATAGTTATAGAAAAAATAATACTGTTTCATATAATCCAAAAAATTCTGATGGAATTTATGGAGCAAGTTTTTATCTAGTTCAACATGAACACGTAGTAATACTTAATAACACTACAATATTCAATGATACAATTTATAATCCAGAAAGCGGCTATAGACAAGAACGTATTAAAGTATCAGGATATATCACCACCGGATGGTATGGCGGATTAGATATTCCAGGATTTATATTTGATGCGGCAAAAATACAAAACTGGCAACAATGGCAAGATTACAATCTTGGAGATATCATAAACTATCAAGGATATTATTATAGTGCCAACGAGTTCTTGCCAGGTACTGCGGTGTTTGATATTTCGAAATGGACAGAATTAGCTCACAAACCTTCTAGTCAAATATTGCCTAACTGGACAAATATTGCCACACAGTTCCAAGATTTTTATAGTTTAGATGTAGATAGTTTTGATAGTGCCCAGCAAGCAATGGGACAGCATTTAATTGGCTATCAAAAACGTCAATACCTGGATAACATTATTCAAGACGATGTTAGTGAGTTTAAATTCTATCAAGGAATGATTCGTGAAAAAGGAACACAAAATGTCCTTAACAAATTATTCAATGTACTAAGCAGTGAGAATAAAGAAAGTTTAGTATTTTATGAAGAGTGGGCAGTTCGTGTGGGACAATACGGAGCCGCTAATAGTTTCCAACAAGTAGAATTTGTTCTTAACGAAGGCACTATAAGAAATAATCCGCAAGGATATGTATTAACTGATAAAATTGATAAAAATTTAAATCCGTTTATTATACAAATTTTACCTAGCGATGTTTATTTGCCTAGTAATGGTTACGAATCTAACTTATGGCCAGTGCTTTCAAATTATAAACCTTTACTAGCTAGCGCAGGTTATGTAAATTCAAAAGATGTTAATTTAAGTATAGGTCAGTTGTCAGAAATACTATCGTATGATCCTACAAAATATGTTGATGGAAATTATGTATGGTGTGCTTTTGCTCCTCCGCCTTACTATTGGAATGTGTATAGATACACATTAAAATATGCTACAGGAGTTATAAGCTCTGTAACATCTAACACCTCTGTTACACCTAATACTGTTACAATCACCGTACCCACTACAGTGACTTTTGCCGCTGGCGATTATATTGGTATTACAGGAACAACAAAAATAAATGGATTTTATGCTATTACAGCAGTTACAACAAATACATTTACTATCACTCTTGCTCCTAAACAAGTACTTGCTCCGTTTAATGATTTGTCTACAATAGAAGTATTCTATTTTGTATCTCAACGCTCGTTAGATTCGTCTATTGACCAATTAGAGTCGTTACTACCAACAACTCCAGTTGCTGGACAATTAGTATGGACGGACTATATATCTTCAACTAGTACTAATTGGGCAAGTTGGATTTATAATCCTGTGTACAGTACTACAACTATCAACGATCAAATAGCAAGTAATGGACATAACTTTGGCAGAGCAATCGCTATGACCAAAACTGGGGATACTGCGGCAATAACTTCATCCGATGGACAAACAGCCATTTATTTAAAATCTGGTGTACTAACAAATTGGACTAGAAATCAATTAATTCAAACACCATTTATTTCAGCAAACTATACTACATCAGGTGTACAAGGTACTATAGAATCTTTTAATACAGCCGGCCTAGGTTTAAGTATATCATTGATATCAGGCGGCACAGGATATAGACCAACTAACGGTACTCAACTTTATTCAAATGTTCCATTGACTGGCGGCACTGGGTCAGGTGCCATAGCAAACGTAACTGTATCTAACGGAGTAGTAACTAATGTTCAACTAATAAGATACAACACACAATATGTGTCTGGCCAAGTATTAACAATAGATCAAAAATATTTAGGCGGAACTTCAAACACACCAGTTGAAATACAAGTATCTAATAATTGCGGTTCAGGTTATACTCCAGCAGTTGGTACAGTCGTGTATGCCAATGTTCCGTTAATTTATACAGGATCTGGAACAGGTGATGGAACTGCTGTAGCTACAGTGACTGTGACTAACGGTTTAGTGTCAAACATTATATTAAATTATGGTGGTTTAAATTATCAAGTAAATGATCAATTAACAGTCGACTCATCACACATAGGCGGAACTGGAACAGGATTCACCATACGTGTCGGTTCAGTTAATAAAAATACTAGAGCTTCTGCTGCAACAACTGTGGCAATTAGTAATGACAAACAATGGTTAGCTATTGGTAGTCCTAATTCTGGATATGTAGCAACTAATTATAAAGGTATATATACCGTTCCTAATTCTACAGACTATCTAGCAAAATCTATTGTTACTGATGGTGTAAATTATTATCAAGTAACAAGTAATATGTCACATCAATACAGTGGTGTTACAGGTATTACACAAAATCAAGCTCAAGGCGCAAGATTTAACGTTGTAGTAATTGGATCAACTTATACAGTAAATGTAGTTTCAGGCGGCGCAGGTTATAAAGTAGGAAACAAAATTACTATTTTAGGATCTCAAGTTGGCGGAATTGACACAGTTAACGACATAACAATAACAGTAACGTCGATTAATGGCTCTACAACTACATTATCTCCAGGTGCTATTACTGGAGTTACTGCAAATAGTGTAGGTACACCTCCTCAAACATATACAAGTCTAGGCGGCAGTGTAATATTAGGTACGGGCGCAACATTTACAGTTAAACCTGTTTTAACAGGATACGTTGTCACAGTTTCTGCTACAGGTAATGGATATTTGGCAGGAGATCAAATATTAATTAAAGGTAGTAGCGTTGGTGGTACTGATATTATTAACGATTTATTAATAACATTGCCGACACCTATTTCTGGTTTTGTTAATAGTTATCAAATAGTTAATCCTTACGGAGTATCTGCTTGGAATCAAATATCATATGTTCCTGTAGATACTACTAGTCCTAGCAATAATAGTTCATATACTAATCAAGGTGTTGTTAGTTTATATAAAAGATCTTTTGGAAATAGTTATTCATTAGTTGATTCTATTGTTAGTCCTTCAATAGGATTAGAGCCTACTTACGTTACTGGAGAACAGTTTGGCGCAACATTGGCATTTAATACAAACGAATTATACATTGGTGCCACAGGTTACAATAACAATGCTGGCCGTGTTTACAAATTAATTTATACTTCAAATGTCAAAGTAAGTTCCGCCTATAACCCAATTGGCAGTAGCTATGCTACACTTGTAGTAACTAGTACAACAGGAATTACAGTTGGACTAGTAGTACAGGGTGTGGGATTTACAAGCGGACAAACAGTTACCGCAGTTATTAATAGTACTACTCTTGAATTATCAGGAAGTCCTGATAGCACTCCAGCTGGTATATTAAATTTCGTTACGACCAATTGGCAATATTCAACAAATTACACTGGATTCACAGGCGACAATTTTGGTAGTTCAATAAATGTTAGCAATGATGGATTAACATTAGCTATTGGAGCTACCGGCGGCAGTCGTGGATATGTTAGAGTATACAAAAATTCTGGATCAGGATTTACTCTAAGTCAGACAATTTCTGGATCGACAACTACTTTTGCTACCGGTATTAGTATTTCGGATAATGGCACATATCTTGCCATTAGTGATAATACCGCATCTACAACTGGCGTAGTCGCAATTTATTCTTTACTAGCAACTGGTCAGTACGACTTAGGAACTCCAACTTTTGTACATCCACGTTCTACAATATCAAGTCATTTTGGAACTAAAATTTCCTTTATGAATGATTACAATACATTAGTTGTATATACATCTGTAAATTCTTCAGGACGAATTGACATTTACGATCGTTATGACACACAATGGGTTTACAGTGAGACTATTCCAATGACTGGAAATTCTAGTGATGCGCTTGGCGCTGGTTTTTCTGTTGGAGTGAACCAAATTTTTGTAGGAGCTCCTAATGCTACTGAAAACAATTTTACAAATTCTGGAGTGATTTATAATTATTATAAATTACCAAATACTTACACTTGGACAATTCATACTAGTCAAACACCTGTTGCCGATATTACAAAAATTAAAAAAGCATTCTTGTATGATAAGACAAACGGAAGTTTATTAAAATATTTAGATGTAGTTGATCCATTACAAGGTAAAATTCCAGGACCGGCAGAAGAAGAAATAAGATACAAAACTTTTTATGATCCTGCGGTATATAGCATTGGTACTAGTGATGTTGTAGTTAATACTGCTAGTATCTGGTCTAATAAACAAGTTGGACAGTTATGGTGGGATTTAAGAACAGCTAAATTTATTAATAGCTATGACCAAGATATTGTTTATAGAAATTCAACTTGGAATCAATTAGCTACTGGCGCTACTATAGATATTTACGAATGGGTCAGTTCTAATCTTAAACCAAGTCAATGGGACGCTCAAGCAGATACAAATGCTGGACTAGCTGATGGAATTAGCGGCAAAAGTCTTTATAGTGATAAGGCTTATAGTGTCACACAATCTTACGATAAGATTAGTAAAACATTTAAAAATACCTATTACTTCTGGGTTAAAAATAAAGCAGTTACTCCTTATATAAACGGACGTCACATGTCTGCTATGGATGTAGCAAACTTAATATCAAATCCAAGAGGACAAGATTACACCTATTTAGGTATTACTGGATTAAACACATTTAGTTTGACTAATGTTAAGGGATATACTTCCTCATCTAACGTAGTGTTATCTGTAGAATTCTGGACTATCGATAAAACAGATCAAAATATACATACACAGTACAAGATGATCAGCAACGATCCAAACATTGATTTACCTAAGACAATTGAACAAAAATGGTTTGATAGTTTATGCGGTATAGACAGTTTTGGAAAAGTAGTACCTGACCCAAGATTGCCGTTTAAGATTCGTTATGGAATTGAAAATCGTCCAAGACAAAGTATGGTTATTAATCGATTTGAAGCATTAAAACAATTAATTGAATATGCTAATCAAGTAATGATTACTAATCAAGTTGCCGAGCTTAATATTAGTGCCTTGGAAAGTTACGATAAAGAACCAACAGTAGTTACTGGGCTATATGATGCTATATTGGATACAGATGCCGAATTACCATATGCTAGCGTGGCAAGTTTTGCTGTTCCTAATCTAGTTCCTATTATTATTAACAACGGACAAATTACTGGAATTATTATAAATTCAGCAGGTAAGGGATATGTTTCTGTCGTAAATGGAATTGCTACTTCCCCTTATATAGAAATTGTTGGCTCTGGCCAAGGCGCCGTAGTTAGAGCAACAATAAACGCATTGGGTCAAGTAACAGGCGCAACTGTTATTTCTTCCGGTGTTGGCTACGATAGTAATACTCGTTGTGTAATTAGAAACTACGCGGTGTTAGTACATAGCGATAGTCAAGCAAACAATCAATGGAGTATCTATACTTACGATCCTGTTTACAAACAATGGTCTAGAACATTAACACAAAGTTATGATGTGAGAAATTACTGGTCTTATTCAGATTGGTATGCTTCTGGTTATAGTCAGTATTCATTAGAAGATTATGCTGTTGATACATTTGTTGAATTAAATTCATTAACTATTCAAGTTGGACAAGTTGTTAGAATTAGAACATCAAATAACGGCGGCTGGTTATTATTAGAAAAATTTGCTAATGTAAACAGCGTTGACTGGACACAAAGTTATAATACAGTTGGTATACAAAATGGAACTATACAGTTTAGCAGTAAATTATATGATTTTGCTTTAACTGACGTAGGTTACGATTCGAGTATTTTTGACGGAGAAGGATTTGACGTTGTTGCCGCAACAGAATTAAGAATTATTTTAAACACTATTAAAAATAATATCTTTATTGACAATTTAAAACAAGAATATTTAAATTTATTCTTCAATACTGTTCATTATGTATTGAGCGAGCAAGTATATGTAGATTGGATTTTTAAAACTAGTTTTGTTAAAGCTCAACACAATGTTGGAATGCTAGATCAACCTGTAAATTACCCCGTTGACAACTTGTCAAATTTTGAAGATTATGTTTCGGAAGTAAAACCTTACAGAACAAAAGTTAGAGAATATGTAAGCAATTACGAAAGTTTAGATACTGCTCAATTACCTATTACTGACTTTGATTTAATGCCAATTTATGAAAATGATAAAGTTGGATTAATTGATGTAACTGTACAAAACGGAAAACTAGTAGCAGGTGATAGTGCTATACAAACATATCCTTGGAAATTCTGGTTAGATAATGTAGGGTTTGTTGTAACTGAGTTAATATTAATTGATGGCGGATCAGGATATAATATTCCTCCTCATGTAGTGTTTAACAGTACTAGCGGATCGGGTGCCACTGGTAGAGCATTTATTAAAAACGGTGTTGTAACTCGAGTGGTATTGTTAACTCCTGGTAGTGGATACTTGTCAGTTCCAGAAATTGTCTTAGATGGCGGATTATCAACTGTTGGCGTACAAGCAAGAGCTATCGCAATAATTGGAGAAAGTGTTGTTCGTTCAACTACTATTGGTATTAAGTTTGATAGAGTAAGCCATACAAACTATATAACACAATTGCAGCAAACACAAACATTTGCCGGTGATGGAAGCCAGTTAAAATTTGCGTTGACTTGGGCGCCAGATATTAGAATTGGACAAAGTTCAATTACAGTTAATGGTATTCCGGTATTAAGAGAATTGTACACATTAAGTACAGTAGTTTCAACTAAGAACGGATACACTCAATATTCTGGATTAATTACATTTGCTGTAGGAAATGCTCCAGCTAAAGGATCTACTTTATCGGTTACATATCTAATTAACACAGCTATGCTTAATGCCGCGGATCGTATTGAGTTTTATTACGAACCAGGTTCTGGAATGTTAGGTAAAGATCTAGCACAGGTTATGACTGGTATCGATTACGGCGGAACTATTGTTGACGGACTTGGGTTCAATGTAAAAACAGGATGGGGATCTAGTCCTTACTATAAGGACAAGTGGGACAATTATGACAGTAGTTTTGACGACTATTATGTAACAGTTGCCGCTAACACACATAGTTTTACATTGCCATATGTGCCCGCCGCAAATACAGAATTAAACATTTATCAAATTAAAAACAATGTAGATAGTTATGATAACAGAACTGGAACTTATAATAATCAATTAGAATTTAGTTATAACATTAATGATAGCAGTCCTGTGGCAACAACTATTACACACATTAATACTGCCGGACATTCTACTACATACAATCCTAACGGAAGCTATGAAACAACTTTAGTTGTGGCAAGTGCCGCTGGCATATTGCCAGGCATGGGAATTATTGGTGTAGGATTTAGTTCTAACGTAGCCGTATTAACAACTACTGGCGCAAGCGGAAATGGTACTACTGTTACATTGACATTCGATACTGTTTCAGCTCCACCTTACAGCGTAGGTCAAACAATTATTGTTAATAATGTATTGCCGGTAGCTTACAATGGAACTTATACAGTTACCGCTTGTACTACTACAAGTGTAAGTTACGCAAGTACCGCAACTGGCACTAAGACTCAAGCTGGTACTATCATTGGTAGTGCTATACATAAAGTTGTTAGCGTGAATCAAGATACTAATACTGTTACATTGAACAGAGCACCTGATAGTATTCCTAGCGGAACACTAATCTTTACATTTAACTTTGCTGGTAGTACACAGCTTACAGTCTCAGATACAACATATATTAATGTTGGAGATGTTGTAGCTTGCGCTACAGTTAAATCATTAATTTATAATTCAACAGTTACAGGTATCGTTGACAGTCAAACAGTCGCTTTGAATTCAATTTTATATTCAGATATTAATCCAAATATTGAATTAACATTTACTAAAACATTATCTCAACCAACTGATATAACAATTAATGCTAACGGAACTGCTGTGCTTAATAGTACAACGTATCCTACAGGGTTGTCTAATTTATCAGTTCTTAATATTACTGGTAAAATTAGTCCTGTAAGATTAGATGATCCATATTATGGAACACAGCAACAGACAAATAAAAATGCTATAATGATATCTCCAATTGCTACCGGAACTCCAGACAGTCAAGTTGCGCCTGGATTATATCAATATACAATTACAATTCCTAGTGGATATACAGTATCTAACGGTGATGAGTTTATTATCAGACGTAGTACCAGCGATGGTTCTATATTACCAAATGCCAACGATTATGACACTTCTCTAGTAGGCGGTGATTTGGCATATAGTACAGCTACCGGCTTGGCAGCAGATGATATTATAGTTGACGGTGACGGAATGGTTACTCCAACTACAAGCCCTGCTCCAGAAGAAGTTGTTCCAGGACAAGTAGTTGATGCTGTGGCTATTAAAGTTTATGATAGATCTAATTCGGGTGCCGCAAATATTGTGACAGACAATTTTATTGCCAACGGAACAACTTCTACATATACTTTAACACAACAACCTAACAGTCCAAAAGCATTGATTGTTAAAGTTGGTAATACTATAAAAACTTATCAAACAGATTATACAGTCGATTATAAAAATAAAAAAATTACATTATTATCGACACCTCCAGCTAAAACTACTGTAACAGTCTTTAATATAGGATTTGCTGGTTCTAATATTCTTGACCTTGATTATTTTGTCGGAGACGGAACTACTACAGAATTTGTAACTAAAGCGCCTTGGCTCAAAGATATAACAGCAGTTGTTTATATTGACGGAGTTGTTGCTAATCCTCAGTTGTTTAAAACAGACGCAACTTATGATTTTGCTAATGCTGTTGGATTTAAATTTATTAATCCTCCAACAGTTGGTAGTTTAATTAATTTTGTTATTGTCAGCGGAGCACAACAAACATTTGTAGTAACAAATAAAGAAATTATAGCAACTAATGGTGTAAGTTTAACTTATCCATTAGCATATCCTGTCGGAACAAGTTTACCATACGAGTCTAGTATGATAGTTCGTGTAGACCAAACTATTTTGTCAGGCCCTAATGATAACTATTTTACAATTGAAAATAATCAACTAAACTATAATATTGATCCAGCAAAGATTATTCCATACTCAGCAACCATTCAAAATATTAATGTGATAGCTAACGGTATAAAATTAAATCTAGGATCGGACTATACTGTAGATTTGTCTGGAATTACTATTACATTGACAAAAAATGCTTACACACTTTATTCAGGAACTACGTTATTAGTAAGTATTACAACGGATGAAAGTTATTTTTACAATCCAGAATCACAAACAATTACATTTACACAAGCCTATGACCATACTCATGTTGTAGAAGTAATAAGTTCTTATAATCATTCTGTATTAGATATTCAAAGATCTAGCGTTAATGTTACATCTAATGTCTCATTAACTCCAAATACTGCTGATTACTATTATTACAAAAATCTAGCATCTGGTTTAATTAAACTAGAAAGAACTGTATTGAGTGACAGTTATGTATGGATTACAAAGAATGGTAAACTATTAACACCTACAATTGATTACAAATTAAATGATGATAAGCAAAGTGTCCAGTTGGCAACATTGCCATTAGGATCTGATCAACTAACGTTTATTACATTTGGAAGTAACATATTATCTTCGGGAATTGCCTACATGCAATTTAAAGATATGTTGAATCGTGTAAGTTATAAGCGTTTAAGTTTAAGTAAGAGAACCACTCTTGCTAACGATTTACATTGGAATGATACTAGTATTACATTGGTAGATGCTAGTAACTTTGATGTGCCAAATCCTACAGCTAACAAACCAGGCGTAATTGAAATTCGCGGCGAGCGTATTGAATATTTTGCCATTAATGGCAACGTATTAAGTAGACTACGTCGTGGAACTTTAGGCACAGGTGTTTACACTTTACATAAAGCAGGTGCGTTTGTACAAGATATTGGCCCAACTGAAACTATTCCATATACTGAAACTACTATTACTGAACAAATTATTAGTGATGGAACAAGTACGGTGAATTTAAGTTTTGCTCCTGGACTATATCCTATCCATAATGCTAAAACTCATGCGATTGTAGCAGAAGTTCCGGGTGATATTGAAGTATTTGTCGGCGGATACAATGATGGATCTTCTTGGGCATCTGGTGTTAGTTATAATGTTGGTGACATTGTAAACATAGGTAGTTATACATATAGATGTACAACGGCACATACTGCCGGAGCAACATTTAGTGCTGATAGTAGTAATTGGACATTCTTTATTGGAAATATTCGATTAAAGAAACAACCATACAAAGTACACAATGTTAATGTTAATCCTTACAGTCCGGCAGGTGATGTTCAATTACCGGCAGATTTTACTGTAGACGGTGTTTCAAAATCCATAACATTAACTAATTTACTAAACAAAGGAACTCAAATTACTGTAATCAAACAAATCGGAACAGCATGGGACGGAAACAAGAACAATCCAGTTAATATTTTAAACGATAATAGCAAGATTTCTGAGTTCTTAAAAGTCAGTCCAGGTGTGTGGTATACAGATTACAAGAGTTAAACTAGCAGATAATGGCTTTGATAAATATAAGATAAAGAGAGATTGATATGCAGACTAAAGACGCGACAGGAATACATATTGAGGGTCATATTAAGATCCACGACCCGGTTTCTAAAGAAATTTACGTAAACAAACGTAATGCTATTCACTATGAAAATATTAGTATAGCACTAGCAGAAAGCATGGCTAATAGCGGACAAGGGTTCATTTATCAAATGGCATTCGGTAATGGCGGAACTAGTATTGATCCTACGGGAATTATTACATATTTGACTCCAAATACCAGCGGAACTAATGCTAGTTTGTACAACGAAACATACAGTAAAGTTGTAAACAATAATTCCAGTACTAACCTAGACCCTAGCAGAAATTTTATTGAAAGTCGCCACGTAACCGGTACAAACTATACAGACATTTTTGTAACTTGTTTGTTAGATTACGGCGAACCTAGTGGCCAGGGCGCATATGATACAGCAACTAGTACAGAAGCTACTTTTGTATTTGACGAATTAGGATTACAAAGTTATAATTCAGACGGATCTGCGTTATTATTGACTCATGTGATATTCCACCCAGTTTTAAAAAGTTTAAACCGTTTAATACAAATTGATTATACAGTTCGTATTCAAAGTTTAACTGGACTAGTAGGAGTATAAGATGACTTACCAAGTTACGTATACCGAATCAAACAATCCAGCTAAACCGGCTATTGTTGTTCAAGATCAAAGTCTTAACAATCAAACTAGTCTTACTTTTGTAGGACAAAACTATAATGGTTATGCTCCTATTGTTGCTAATGATTTTTTACATTTATTAGAAAATTTTGCGGCACCAACAGCTCCTAACAACCCAGTTCAAGGTCAATTATGGTATGACAATAGTGCCAGCAGCCTTAAAATATGGGACGGTACTACTTGGACATCAGCAGGTAATTTAAAAAAATCTGCCACAGCTCCTCAAGTTTCTAACAGTCTACAAGGCGATTTGTGGGTTGATACTGCTAACAGTCAGTTGTATTTGTTCTCGGGATCTAACTGGTTATTAGTCGGCCCACAATTTAGTCAAGGAACTTTAACAGGTCCTATAGTTGAAAATATTGTAGATACTAATAACGTAACGCATAGCGTTGTTACAAACTATGCCGCTAGTTCTGCTACAGGTACTAGTTATAGAATTACTATAATCAGTAAAGATACTTTTATTCCTAAATTAGCAATCCCTGGATTTACTACAATCAACGAAGGTGTTAATTTAAGTTCTGTAGATGCTAGTTCAGGATTAACAAGATTCTGGGGAACTGCTCAATCTGCTGACTCATTATTAGTTAATGGTAAAACAATTTTATCTTCGAACTTTCTTACAACAGAAGGTACAACAAACACAACAACCAGTTCGCTTAATATTAAATCAAACGCTGGTATAAATTTAGGTACTGCGTTAGGTTTCAATATTGGTGTTAATACTAGTACTACAATTTTTACAAGTATTACAAGTGGACACAACATTGCCTTTAATTTAAATAACGGCTCAGCGACTCAAACATTAGTTTATTTTCAAGCTAACGGAACAGTTGGTTTAGGATTTAATAATACTGCTCCAACATCTACATTAGATGTAATGGGAACATTAACTATTAAGCCTGACACAATTAATACTCCATCTGGCGGTCCTGGCAACCTAGTAATAACTGGCACAACTAATTCTACAACTACTACTACGGGTAGCATTGTTACATCAGGCGGACTAGGTGTTGCCTTAAACAGTAACTTTGGTAAAGATATTTCTGTGTATGCCACACAGCCTAATAATAGTGGCGGCGGCGTAATTTTAAATAATTTGTCAGCTGGCGCACCAGTTGCTGGCGCAGTTATGGTTCCAGGTTACAGTATTAGTTCTTCAGAAGCACAAAGTTTAAATATTCCTTATGTAACAGCAGGCGCAGGATTGTATGACATTGGAACTGCTACTAGACCTTTTAGAAATGTTTATGCTCAGAGCTTTGTTGGAACTTTCAATGGATCGTTTACTGGAAGTCTAGCAGGTAGTGTTAATGGTAGCGCGGCTAAGTTGGCAAGTCCGACTCAATTTAGTTTAAACGGCGACGTAGTCAGTAACACTATCAGCTTTAATGGACAAACTACTACAGGTTCTGTAGTATTTCAAACCCAAATTAATCAGAACTTTATTACCACTAATTCAAATAATACTCCAAGAACTAGCGCAACAGATAGTAACTACAACGACGCATTGCTTGTATATCAAACAGGTGCTGGCTTAGTACAAATGTCTAAACAAACATTGTTTAACCATGTGGCAACAGTACCAGTCGGATGTATTTTTCCTTTTGCTGGAACAATCGTTCCAACAGGATATTTACTATGCGACGGAAGTGAAGTACAGATTTCAAAATATACAATTTTGTATAATGTAATTGGTTATAATTATAAGGCAGCCATACTATTACAAGGGCAAGGAACATTTGCTCTACCTGACTTACGTGGACGTTTCCCGTTAGGTCGTGATAATATGAATAATAATTTAACTGTTCCTTACAAGGATGGTTCTGGAACAAAAATATCAGCAGGCGGCGGTGCCGCTAATCGTGTAAGTGATGTTACTGCTGATATTATTGGAACAGGAGCAGGTAATCAACAAATTTCAGTTGGAGTTACTAACTTACCAGATCACCAACACGATTTGAAGAGTTCGCAACCTCCTTATCCACAATATTATGCTGGCGGTATTCCTGGAGCGGCTTCTGATTCTGCCGCAACTCCTGGTTTAGGACTTCCTTCTTCTAGTACAGGTTATGGATTGCCTAATAGCGGTAGCGTTATTGCTCCTGCACATGGTGTGCCAATTAATATTATGAATCCGTATGAAACTATTAATTACATAATTTTCACTGGTATCCTATAATGACTTATTCAATTCTTTTAACCAACGGTACAGCATTAACTAGTATAACAGATGGATCTGTCGACAATACTACCGATTTAACCTTAATTGGAAAAAATTCTACAGGCTACGGCAATTATATTAACGAAAATTTTGTACACATATTAGAAAATTTTTCTAATAGTAGTCCTCCTAATAGTCCTATACAGGGTCAGTTATGGTTTGATACAAGTGTCAATAGATTAAAAGTATATAATGGAACTCAGTTTGTTGTTAGTGGCGGATCAATAGTATCTAGTACTATTCCTAGCAGTTTGTCAGCTGGTGACTTGTGGATTGATAATGTCCGTGAGCAATTATATTTCAATGATGGTATAGCTACATTGTTAGCAGGACCGGCATATACAGCGGCCCAAGGCGTATCTGGATTTACTATTGAAGACCACTTAGATACTAATCAAATTAGTCACACAGTTGTTTTGCTATGGTTGTCTCAACAATTATTAGGTGTGTTTACTAAAGAAGCATTTACATTCAACGAACCTCCCGCTGGCATTCCAGCTACAGTAGGTGTTGGATTTACCTGTAGCAGTATAACTAATTTTACATTTAATGTTCCAACCAGCTCTGCTTATAATTTAATTTCGGCAACAGGTGCGTTAAAAACAGCCGAAAGTTTTGTATCTACTAGCGATTCTAGTCAAAGTACCGGCACATTAAGTATTCAAAACAGCACACCTTTACTATTAGGTCCAGCGGCAGATACAGAGTTCGATGTAACTGGAAGCATATTTGAAATTAAATCAAATACAACCAATCAAAACTTTTTAATTCAATTAAAAAACGCCTCGGGTACACATCCTGCGTTGTATATTGATTCCGCTAATCAGTATGTAGGTCTTTATACTCAATCTCCAGCGGCCACCTTAGATGTAGCTGGCGATGTAATTGTTGAAGGCAATTTAACAGTCAAAGGTTCTACAGCTACTATTAGTTCTACAGTAATTACATTGGCAGATAAAAATGTTGAACTAAACAAAGTAACAAGCCCAACAGATACACTAGCTAACGGTGGCGGATTTACATTACATGGTACAACTGACAAAACATTTACATGGGTTAATGATAATACTGGTTGGAATAGTAGCGAAACTATTAATCTAGCTAGTGGTCAAACATTTAAAATAAACGGCCTTGATGTATTAACTGGTTCAAGTTTAGGAACAGGTATTACTAGTGCCAACGGAATAACCAGTCTTGGCAGATTAACAAGTCTTAATACAACTAATATTAATATTAATTCTAATACTATTAGTTACTACAATCCACTTCAGCCAAACGGTGATATTATCATTCAACCAAAGGGTATTGGAGTAGTTAATGTTAATTCGGCTAGAGTTATTAATGTAGCAACTCCTACTCAATCAACCGATGCTGCAAATAAAACATACGTTGATACAGCAGTTCAGACAGCTAGTGTGGCAATAACATTAACAGCAAACGGTTTATCTAACACTCAGTTAGCGGCAAATTATTTGTCTAAGATTTTTCCTAATACAGAACATCAGTCTGGTACATTATGTAGAGTGTTTGTAACTGACGATTCAACTGTGAGACAATTCCAGTTAACTGGAAGCCCGTTGGTCTGGACATACCAGTTCAACCTGTAAGGTAAATATTGAATATTAAAAGAGCAGAGCGAAAATGTCATACAACATAACAAATTTTGATGGAACACCCTATGCTGTAGTAGCAGACGGCACAATTAATACCACTTCAAGTCTTACTTTTATTGGTAAAAACTACGCCGGGTACGGTGAAAAGCAAAACGATAATTTTTTATGGTTATTACAAAATTTTGCTAGCACTAGTCAGCCTTTAAAAACTACAACAGGGCAAACTTGGTTTAATACAACTAGTTCTGCTTTAAAATTAAATGTGTTTGACGGCGGCGGTTGGAAATCGCTTGCTGTTAATCAAGTTGGACCAACATCTGCTGGCGGTCAAAACCCAGCTGGAACTCCTACACTTGGAGACATGTGGTATGACACAGCTAATAATCAATTAAAAGTATACAACGGATCTGCTTACATTCTAGTAGGTCCACAAAGTGTAACAGGGTTTGGTACTACAGAAATGTTTAGTACTACTATTTTAGATACAGATAACAATCCGCATCCTGTACAACAAGCTCTAGTAGACGGTAACATTTATTTCATTGTTAGTTCCGCCGAAAATTTTACACCTAAAGTTTCTATTCCAGGTTTTGCTACAGTATTCCAAGGAATAACTTTAAATTCAAATTATAAAGTACACGGAACAAGTACAAATGCAGATAATTTAGGAAATAATCCTCCTAGTTTTTATGCTCCAGTTTCTAATCCAGTATTCCTGACAAGTATTCAAACTCCAGATGCAGGAGTCAATGTTGGTTCAGCAACAACATTATTAAATGTTAGTTCAATACCAACATTAAGAGCCGCGTCAACAACAATACAATTTCAAACTAATGCAGGAGCAAATACTCCATTAACATTGGTTAACAACAACGTATTACCTAATACTAATCTAAGTACAAATTTAGGTAGTAGCAGTCTTAAGTTTAATAATGTATACGCTGGTTATGTATTTTCTACAGCACAAAAAGCAGATACGCTAAACGACGGTAACGGCAATTATCAAACAGCCAGTGTATCTGGAACTCCTAATACAGCAGTTATTAGAGACGGCAATGGTGCTATTACTAGTCCTCATTTCATTGGAAAGGCAGATGCGGCATCACAAGCAGACCATGCCGCATTAGCCGACCACGCTACACTCGCAGATGTCGCCACAGTAGCTAATCAAGTTGATTGGAATAACGTTTATCCAAATAAACCAAATAATTTTGTGTTTAATAACAATGCTACTTACAATATTAGTATTGTTGGAAATGTAACAGGTAATACAACAGGACAACATAGCGGACCGGTAACAGGTAATGTAACTGGTACGCTGACTGGCGATAGTTTTGGAACTCATTCAGGACAACAAGTCGGTGATGTTTTTGGTAACGTTGTTGGTAATGTACAAGGTAATATCATAGGAGCAACCCATACTGCTACAGATCACTTTATCGGTAACTTAACAGGTAATGTAACAGGTAATGTAACAGGTAATCTTCTTACAGCCCTTAATCATTTTGCTGGTAATTTACAAGGTAACGTAACTGGTAACGTAACTGGTAACGTAACTGGTAACGTAACTGGTAACATATCGGGTACTGTTCATACAGCTAGCGATCACTTTTCAGGTAACTTAATTGGTAATGTGACTGGTAATGTAACTGGTTCTGTTCTTACCGCACTTAATTACTTTGCTGGTAATTTACAAGGTAACGTTCTTGGAAATGTAACTGGTAATGTAACAGGTAATCTAACAGGTAATGCGACAGGAACAATCCATACTGCTAGCGACCATTTTGCTGGCAATTTGATTGGTAATGTAACAGGACATTTAACAGGTAACGTAACAGGTAATGCCGACACGGCTACTAATTCTGTTAACGCTACCTATTCAACTTATATTAATACTGATGCGTATAATATGAAGTTACATTGGAATGGCCAAGGTGGCCAACCAACATGGTTATGGGGTTCAAATGACGGAGCAAATTCTTATGTTTGGAACCCATTGAACTTTAGTGTAAACTATTCTACTACAACTGGTGCTTTACGTTATCAAGGTAATATATCAGCCGAGTCAAACGGACAAAGCGAACCAAGCGGAGAGTTAACATTACGTGGTGTTTACAATAATGGTTATCCAACAACTTACGGTAACTTAATTACATTAGGCGGCGGAGGCGGAGGTGAATTGTTAATTGGTTGGAGCGGTTCAACTGGTGCCCACGCCGACAACTATATTCGTAGTCGTCGCGATGTAGCTAATACTTGGAGTCCATGGGCTAAAATTTTAACTGATGCTAACTTTAGTTCATTATTAGCAACAGTGGCTACAACAGGTAACTATAACGACCTAAGCAACAAGCCTTATATTCCTAATCCTATAATTATTGCTCAAAATTTAAATAACAATTTACAAAATATTGTTGAAACTATCGTAGGAACCATTGATATGCATCAGTGGGGCGGGTCACCAGTTGGAAATGCCTATGCTCCTAGCAGTACTTACGGCGGTTGGACCACCAGTTATTATAATTTAGGTTACGGTTATCAGTCAAATGGATCAGTTACTATCACAATAGACTTAGGATCTATACTAGGACTAAGTTATGATCCTAACAGTTTATACTGGAAAGGGCACTACGACTTGAATATTCATTCTGCGCTTACTTCCATATATGATGGAAGAAATAATTATTATGGATTAGAAGCAGTAACTTGGGCCGTAAGTGTTCAACCATTGAGTTATGACAGAAATAATTACTACTACGGTTGGTTCTATGTAACAGCGGCTACAAGCGGTGACCATTATTATCACGGAACCAGTGTAGAAGCTAGCTGGATTGGAATAGGAAGCAGAACAAACAATGTCTACACACCGTAAATTTAGTATACCTTATACACCAGGAATACTTGGAGCTTTAGAAGACCTTGATGTTGATTCTATCTCCGATGTGTATTTTAGCGACAATAAATTTGGTAGTGCTAGAAGTTTGTTCGGCTCAAAAGAAATGTTTGATGAATTGTATGCCGTACGAAACAAATACGGTATAAAACTACATTATCTTATTAACCCTAGTTTGTATAGTAATGAATTTTATGGACAAGTGTTTGATTTAATAGAGCACGTTAAAAATATTGACGTGGATATGGTAACTCTTAATAATTCTTATTTGCTTAGATCTAATATTATTAAAGATTTTCAAAAACATAAGCCTGATATTGTATTAAAAAATAGTGTAAACAACTTAGTACGTACACTTAAAGATTTTATTTTTATGCATGAAGTGTTACATCTTACAAATATCATTGTAGATCGAAGTTTAAATAGAGACTTAGATACCTTACGCAAGATGAGTGCGTATGCCAAACAGCATGATATTAAAATTACCATGCTAGTTAATGAAGGATGTATAGTAGATTGTAAATGGAAACAATGGGACGATTTAATTATAAGTCAAGTTAAGATACACGACAAGAGAGAGTTGACTTCTAGTGTACACAATCAACTAGGATGTGTTAGCTATTTTAAAGAACGTCCTGCCGAATGGCTTAAAACAGCATTTACATTTCCTAATGATTTAGGAAAGTTTGACGGTTTAGTTGATGTTATTAAACTAGCCGGAAGAGGTTACCCTATCGAAAGATGGACCCGTGTAGTAGACGCTTATCAAAGATCTAGTGGTAATGTTAGATTCGGTGAAATATTAAGCACTACAGGTCACATGCCATTGGCATTAACACTGATCAATGATATTACTGAACTAGGATTCAATCAGCTAACTAATAATTGTAAAACAGTTTGCGGAATTGAATGCGATCATTGCGACAAAGTATACGATAAATTAATAAAGGTTACAGCATGACAGATACAACTATACCACCAGCACCACCAGGAGTTAAAATATCTACTGGATGGACAGAAGACAAACAATATAGTATTACATTTTCAATGACTACTAGATTAATCACAGGGCTTTACGGGGCACTAGCGTCTTTTGCTGATGTTAAGCATAGCGATACAGATCTAGAAAATCATTATCTAGGAACTATCACCCAGCAACAATACAATGATATTTCTCAAAGTATTTTAGCTCCAAGTCAAATGGCTTTTTGGACTCCAGAAAATACTCTTAAAATGAGAAAAGCTATTGTAAATTTTGGTCCTAATACTTATTTAGACAGTAAAAAGAAATCAATTGTAGGAGTAGACAATCTTATTACTCTTATTCCACAAATTGTAGATCAAAATGGAGTTCAGTGTACTGATATTACAGAAATAGGTGTAAAAAATCTACAAAAATTAGATTTTCCTATTAGTATCGATGGTGCTGATCCTAGCGTTTATAAGTCTACAACAACAAACGGCGGCACAGTAACCTTTCAATTAAACAAGATAGGTTACGCTTCTGTCAGATTTAAGGCCATGGTGCCAGAATTAAGCTCGGTTTGGCTTAGTATATACCCTGAATTGTATGGATATGATGCTGATCAGATGGCGGCTTTTAACACCTGGGTACAGGGTAACCAGTCAACACCAAATACAGTATAAATATAGAATAAGGAAAGAGCGACATGTCATATACAATTTACCACTATAACCCAAATTTACCAGCGATAACTACAGTTGCCGATGGTACAGTTGATACAACAACTGATCTTAAATTGATTGGTAAAAGTTATGCTGGCTATGGATTAGCACAAAATGAAAATTTTGTTTATTTGTTAGAAAATTTTGCTAATAGTATTGCTCCAGCAAATCCTTTAACTGGACAAATTTGGTTTGATAGTAGTGCTGGCAAAATAAAATTCTATGACGGAACAAAATTTCGCGTAGTAGGCGGAGCAGATGTAAGTGCCACAACACCTTCGGGATTAAGCGTTGGCGATTTTTGGTTCGATACAGTTAGTAATCAGTTATTTGCGTGGAATGGAACAGCACCTACATTAATTGGACCTCAAGCAGTTAACGGCGCACAAAATACACAAATGCAAAGTATCAGCCTTAAAGATAAAGCAGGCGGAACTCATGCTGTTATTGCAGCATATGATAACGGAAATGTCATTTTTACAATTAGTAGCGATTCTGCGTTTGAACAAGATTCAACAGCTAATGCTACATTGGGATTTAGTACTGGGTACGATTGGATTTACAAAGGTGTTACACTAGTTAATACTAATAATCCTTCACAGATTGGTGTTACAAACGGTACACTTGATACATCAAGCAACTTAAACGATACTAATTTATTTAGATTCTGGGGAACAGCTACTGATTCGGATCAATTAGGCGGTGTAAGCGCAAGCGGATATGTTCTAAGTACTAATGCTGTATTTGGAGATGTTGTTAATTTTAGCGATAGAGGCTATACTGTAGGTGCTAGTGTTAAATTACTAGTATTCAACGATGGCAATACTACTCCAACTTTTAGAAGCACAGTTAATAGTACTCCTATAGTATTTCAAACTACCAATTCAAGTAGTCAGCTTGTGGTACCTTTACAGTTATTAAACACTCAAGTATTACCAGGCGATGATTTAACTTGCGATTTAGGATCTAACACAGGCGGTGGCTTGCAAGGTACTAGCCCACAACGTTGGAGAAACGTATACGCTAGTTATGTTTATGCAACTGCTCAACAAGCAGATACTCTTACAATTCAAGCTTCAGTATCGGGTGCTAATCAAGCTAGTGTAGCTAATGCTGTTGGACAAACAAGTATTGTTGCCAGAGATGCTGGCGGCAATATCAATGTAACACAGATGAATGGTATTGCTACTAAGGCAAATCAATTATTATTAGGTAGTAATTTTGTATCAGCGGCAACTACAAATACAGCAAGTACCATAATGGCCAGAGATGCTAGCGGTAATACAACAGTTAATATTTTAACAGGTACAGCTACTCAAGCAAATACACTAGCGTTCAATGGTGGATTTGTAAACGCAACTAACGCAGGGACAGCAAGTACTATTGTAGCACGTGATAGCAGTGGTAATTTTAGTGCTAGTACAATTACAGCTAATTTAACAGGTAATGTGACTGGTATTTTAACAGGTAACGTTAAAGCTACTGACAATAGTGTATTGGTTGATGCTACTGCTAAAGCATTTACTGGAAGCCTAACAGGTAACGTAACTGGTATTGCTAGTAAAGCAACTACATTGATTGTTAACGGAACAACTTATGAATCAGCAACTACTGCGTCAACAAGTGGAACAGTTGTTGCTAGAGATGGAACAAGTAGCATTTATGCTAATATATTCTATGGAAATGCTACAACAGCCAACTATGCGGACTTAGCAGAAAAATATTTGGCAGATCAAGAATACGAAGTTGGAACAGTTGTTAGCGTAGGTGGCAATGCAGAAGTTACGGCTTGTAATTATGGCAATTTGGCAATTGGCGTAGTTAGTGCTAATCCTGCTTTTAAAATGAATGAAGGGTTAGAAGGCGGAACTTACATTGCTCTTAAAGGTCGTGTTCCAGTTAAAGTTGTAGGCGCGGTTCGAAAAGGACAACGCTTGATTGCCTCTTCAAATGGTACAGCCGTAGCCGCAGTTCCACACGCGAACGATGTATTTGCTGTAGCATTAGAATCTAGCGATGACATCAGTGTTAAACTAGTAGAATGTCTAGTTTTATAAATAAAATACTTTAAAAAAGAGGTTAAGAATGGCGTCAGTAGGTTCAAAAATACTAGCAAGTGACTATAATAGTGTTCAAACAACTATTGCTACAGTAATGGGCACATACTATGGCCAAACAGTTAACAGCGGACAAGTTACAGCTAGTTCTTCTCGTATCACTGCCGCCCAATGGCAAGCATTGTATACTGATATTTTAACTGCTTACAACCATCAAAATCCTGTTAACGGTTCGTTAACATATCCAAGTACTAGCAGTAAAGTTCAGGCCGCTGATTTTTTAGCTTATCAAACAATGGCAAATAATTGCCTAAGTAACTATACAAACTTTTTATCAGGATATTCGGCTTCAGCCGGCCTTAATTCAATTTCTATTCCAGGCGGATGGGGTGTGAATACTGCAGGACAAAGTACAGCAAGACATTTTGTTAATGTTACGTTTGCTAGTACTACAGTAGCTCAATATTTTTTCAACACTGGTGGACAGATTCGTTTTACAGCCAGTTTAGCTAGTAGCGGAAGTGCCAAAGATAACAGTTGGGCTAGTATGCTAAATCATATGGGCACTATTGCGTTTGGCGTCAATACTACTTCTACCTTGTCTGGCGCAACTACACCAGGTACCGGTAGTAGTATAGGATACAATCAACTTACAGGATCTTTCCAGTTGATTTATTCAAAAGGTACTGAAAATTCAACATATACTCCGAATCAATATGATATCTACGCTAGTATTAGCGGATCGACAATTAGTTTTAGAATAGAATTTGAAGATTTAAGTACAACATCAAATAATACAAACTATGGTCCGGGTTATGGCGTATTTGGTATCGACGAATCTGTAGTAGGTACAACAACTAGTACACAGACATTGTATTACGCATCAGGAGCAGGCCAAGTATCTGCGTCTTCTTATTTGCCAAGTACTACTAATAATACTTACGATTTTAGTAGTTCAAATCCTTAATACCAATATCTATTGACAAACTAATTACAGTAGCGTATTATAGTACACTACGGAGTTTGTTATGGATGAAAAAATTGAAAAGGCCTTTGCGGTGGCCAATTATATGTCGACGTTATCAAATCAACGTCGTATTATTTTAGAAGAATACAATCAAAAACTAGTCCATTATATCGACGGCGCTAGTTTTAAAATTACAACCGACTTGATCAATTTTACAAAAACTGTACTAGATCTAGGATACACCGAAGATGTAGCTTTTGTAGATTCTAACGATTTTCCAGTTATTATAAAAGATGTACAACAATTTTTTGATAACATCAGCGGATTATATTTTGAGGCAACAAACGAATATGCTGCCAAATATGCCGAGTTAAAAACAAAAAGAAAAATTTCAGATATTATAGAGTTATGACACAAGGAGCAATAATATTCGCTCAGAATAACTCTGCTGTAGACTATATCAAACTGGCAGTATTTGCCGCAAGTCGTATTAGACAATATTTAGATATTCCTGTAAGCATAGTTACAGATAGTCCTGATTGGTTAGCCGATGCTTACCCTAATCACGGTTTTGATCAAATTATAATTATAGGATATTCCGATACTACTCAGTATAAAAAATTTCATGACGGTACTATATCAAGTAAAACTGCCGAGTGGAAAAATTTAACTAGAGATCAAGTGTACGATTTAACTCCTTACGATAGAACACTAGTAATAGATAGCGATTATATTTTAAATTCTTCTGTGCTTAAACCAGCAATGGACAATCATTACGATTTTCAAATATACAGTAAAAGTATGGATCTTGCTAGTTGGCGTCCAACTGACGAATTTTATAGAATAAATCAATACAGTATTCCTTTTTACTGGGCAACTACATTTATATTTGAAAAAAATTCTGTAACGCAGGCATTTTTTGATCTTATAGTTTATATTAAATCTAACTGGTTGTATTTCAGAACATTGTATGGTATTGTAGATGCTAAATTTAGAAATGATTTTGCTTTTAGTATTGCCATTCATATTATGAACGGAAAGACCAACGGACAATTTGCTGTTGAGTTGCCAGGAAAAATGACCTATTCCAAGGACAAGGATATTCTAATAAACACAGATGGTAATAAAATGAAATTTCTTGTAGAAAAGAAAGACCATATTGGAGAATATACGTTAGTTAAAACAACAGGATTAGATGTTCATGTTATGAACAAGATAAGTTTAAGTCGGTACATAGATGGAGGTTCTGGTGTCTAAGGGATTTTTAATATTTGCCGAAAATACAAATAATGTAGATTATGTTACACAAGCCTGTGCCTTGGCTTTAAGTATAAAATACAGTCAAACAGAAATTAAAAATGTTTCTATTGTAACTAATTGTCTAGTACCTGAAAAATATCAACAGTTATTTGATAACATAATTCCTATCCCATGGTTTGAAGAAGTTGAAAATAGTCCATTAATGGTAGAACATAGATGGAAGTTATTTCATGCTAGTCCATATGATGAAACTATTGTATTGGATAGCGATATGCTGATAGTCGAGGATATAAGCACTTGGTGGGATTATTGTAAAGATTACGAAATTAAATTTTGCGATAGAATCAAGAATTATAAATTAGAAACAGTTGTTGATACAATACATAGAAAAGCATTTATAGCTAATAAACTTACAAGTCCTTATTTTGCTCTTCATTATTTTAAAAAATCTCAAGGTGCTTTAGAGTTTTATAAGACATTAGAGTTTGTTTGTAAAAACTGGGAATGGTGCTGGACTAAATTTGCTCCTGAAGAATATCAAAAATGGCCCAGTATGGATCTTGCAACAGCAATAACAATTGAATTATTGTTGTGTCATAATACTGTTTTAGATAAACATAGTCCTTTAGAATTTATACATATGAAAAGCCCTCTTCAAGGGTGGATTACATATCCAGAAAAATGGACAGATGCAGTATCGTGTATTTTAAATATTAAAGGCGATCTTATAGTAAACAACATTAATCAATCTAAAATATTTCATTATGTAGAAAAGGATTTTATAACTCCTAAACTACTAGAAAGATTAGAGGCACTAGCAAATGGCTAAACGTAAATTTAATCCAATTGAAAATATTAAACTTGAGCATTATGCTTATTTTGATCCATTAACTGATCGAGTATTTTTAGTTACTAATGAATTACACCCAACTCATAAGTACTATGCTAAAATTACTAAAGATCAACATGGCGAGTTAACATCTACTAAAGTTAATTTCAATGATTGTATTATTGATCGTGTAGTTAATTCTGACGGTACAATAGAACATAAATTAATAACCAAACAGATGTTTGACGAGTTTAGTTTTAAAAAGAACGACTTGATTTGGATTACAGAACCTATCAATGTTAATACAGAATTTACAGTTACATGGAATAATGAAAATAAACAATGGAAATTTTCTATTACTGATGCTGGACGTAGTGTACTATCTGGAGCTCGATATGATAATACACTGGTTGTTTTTGTGACATTATCTACAGATTTAGATTTTTTAATTAGAACTTTTTATCTTAGAATACATGATATACTTAAGGCAGGAGAAATCATTTATGATTTCGAAAGCTCGATTGAATCTCAAATTGATAATTTATCAGTATCTACTAAAAAGTTTTTTACTTACTACGGAATAAAACATGATTAAAATTTTAGAACAAGACATTATTTTCCTCAGTTATGATGAACCTAATGCTGAAAAAAACTACGCTGATTTATGTACTAAAGTGCCATGGGCTAAACGTGTACATGGAGTTAAAGGTAGTGATGCCGCACATAAAGCCTGCGCCGCATTAAGTGAAACGGAATACTTTGTTACAGTAGATGCTGACAATATTGTAGATCCAAAATTTCTTGAAGTAGAAATAGACTTAGACAAATTAGGGTTAACTCCTGAACATGTGTTTAGTTGGTGTGGGCGTGTTCATGTTAATGGACTTATGTATGGTAATGGTGGATTAAAATTATGGACACGTAATTTTGTAAATGAAATGCGTACACATGAAAATAGTGATCCAGAAGATACTAAGGGTCTAGTTGAATTTTGTTTTGACGACAAGTACTATCAATTTAATGAAAGTTATAGTGAAAGTTTTACCAACGCAACTCCCTTCCAAGCATGGCGAGCAGGATTCCGTGAAGGTGTAAAGATGTCACTTGACCAGGGTGCTAAGGTAGCAGATCTTAAAACTATCTGGTGGCAAAATTATCATAGATTATTAGTTTGGGCTAGCGTGGGTACAGATGTAGAAAATGGTATATGGAGTATAATGGGTGCCAGAGAAGGATGCTGGAAAACAAACTGTACTGATTGGGATTATAGTCAAGTGAGAGATTTTGATTGGTTAACAGAATACTGGAATACTACACATGAAGTAGCAGAGCCTGAAGAGATGACCAAATACATTAATTTTTTAGGAGCAGAATTAAGAGACAAATGTAAACTAGAAATAGCTAATTTAGATTCTGCCGGAAGTCGATTTTTTAAAACAGTTTATAGTAATAGTCCTCGTATAATAAGAAAACGCCATGTATGATATAATCTTTATAAGTTATAATGAGCCAGATGCCGACGATAACTTTGCCAGTTTAAAAGAACGCTTTCCTTTAGCAAAACGTGTACACGGAGTAGAAGGAATACACCAAGCTCATATTGCCGCCGCTCGTAAATCATTTACTAAAATGTTTTGGGTAGTAGATGCGGATGCTGTTATATTAAACGATTTTAATTTTGATTATGAAGTAAGCGAATGGGATTTAGATGTAGTACATGTTTGGCGTAGTTTAAATCCTGTTAATAATTTGAGTTATGGATACGGCGGAGTTAAATTATTACCAAAATCGCTTACATTAAAAATGGATACTAGTACTATAGATATGACTACAAATATCAGTACTAAATTTAAAGCAATGGATAGTATTAGTAACATTACAGCATTTAATACAGATCCATTTAGTACTTGGCGTAGTGCGTTTAGAGAATCTTGTAAACTGGCAGTAACTAATAACGAGGAATCTTTAATCAGATTAGACGCATGGTGTACACTAAATGAAAATGCTGAATACGGATTTTATGCCTATTTAGGTGCGTTATCTGGTAAACAATACGGAGAAAAAAATGCCTCCAATAAGGAGGCACTTGCTAAGATAAATGATTTTAATTGGCTAGAAGTTCGTTGGCTAGCGGAAAAATCTCAGATATCACTTTAGCACAAGCAATAGCAACTTCCTGGTGTTCTTTCTGAGTACCATTTGCACTACGTAGTTCTATAAAATGTACCCAACTACGTAACGTACCATTCATGTACAAACGACTTTCGATTAAACCTTCTGGTAGTACAGCACGAGCTTGTTCCTTAGCAATACCTTTTTCAATGGCCCACGTATAAGCGTCACGTGATTGTTTAATTACTAACTCTTGCATTCTTTCCCATTGATATGCTAAAAACCGATCTTCATCGTTATTATGAATATCTAACTCTATGCTGTTTTGTCTATTTTTTGTGTCTTGCTTTCTAGCATCTCGCAATACAAACGACAAGTCTTTAGTAGGGTCAGCATATCGCTGACTGAACTCTTGGAAGCTGAAGCTTCTGTGTCTAAGGATTTGTCTGGCAATGTCTCTAGTTGTAGTGATTTCGAGACAAGCGGAAACCATTTCGAGCGGGCTCCAGTGTTTGTGTTTGACGAGATACTGTATGAGCTTTTCTGATGTGTCTGTGTTAAGCTGATTGGAAGGATTGGACACACGGGCGCAATACGCAATGAGTTCTTGTGCGTCATCGATGCCCATTGATGCAAACTCTTCTGTTGGTTGAGAGAAACTAAGTAATCTAACATTCATTATTTATAACTTCTTTTTCTTTAAAAATTTCTGAGTACTTGCTTCTATATCTTTACGAACACGTTCAGTGTCCAACTTAAAATCTACATTATCAATAGTCGATTCATAAGTTTTGAAGAGTTCTGCAAGATTCTTTTCAAAGGCACCCCAACCTTCTTTTTTAGTTTTTGCTGTTATTTTCACTTCCCAAGTCTTGCCGTCTTTAAAATTGACCAAAACGGTATGGAGATACCTAAGAGGTAACACATTTAAGTGTACTTCACCGAATACTTCTGGCCAATGTTCTATGACATCCTTGGGAAGCGGTCTTCCCGTTTTTGTCATTTACACTTTTTTCTTGGTCGGAACCAATTCCTCTGCCTTGCGGCGATAGTTAGCGGCTTCTTTTGCTAGCTTGTCGGCTTGACTACGATAGAATTTAGCTTCTTCGTCTGGGCTATCGAATGTAGTAGGTTGATTAACAGTGACATCAGCTTGTACAATAGCAGGTGTTTCTTGTACTGTAGCTGTTTCTTTTTTGTCTTCAATCTTCTTATCTAAACTTTCTTTAAGGCTTAGATCATCGACCGCTACACCACGTTGTTCAGCAATAATTTGATTTAACTCGCTTAACAAGATTCCTGTTCCAGGAACTGGTGTCATTTCAATAGCACTAGTTGGAGCCTTAATCAATCGATTGTTCATATGTAACCAAGGTAACATACGTGAACCATCTGGAAATTGAGTACGGTCTAACGCTTCAGCAAATTCCCATGAAGCTTGTCCTGCTTGACTTTCTACTAGATTAATAATAGCATCGTGGTAGATGTCAGGCATATTTTCGGTTGGCACGATTAAACATGCATGTGCTTCACCAGGCAATGTGCGATATGCCACTAAGCATTTTTTGTTAGTGGCAATAACACGGCCCACGTGTTTTAGTTCTTGGGCCATATTATGCTCCTGTAGCTGGTGCGGCTGGTGCTGTTGGTTGTGCTGGTGCTGTTGGTGCCTGAGCAGATTGTTGTGCTGCAACTGTTTCTAAGAATGTAGTTAACTTAGTATAAGTTTGGCCAACTGCTACCATTTCGTTTGGTTTAAATGCGCCACGTGAACTAGCAATATCGATGATAACTTTCATTGCGTTAAGATCGTTAATTGTTAAGTCTGTGCTAGGTGCTTCTGCACCTGGTTGTTGTTGTACTGTATCAGTCATAGTATCTCCTTTTGTAAAGTACGTATATAATTTATCTCGTCTGTAAAAAAGGACAGGCAATTGTGAAGAAACTGAGTTCTTTTTCTGATTCAAAACCAATACGTGTTGTATATATTATTGTATTGGTATTATCTAACATAAGTCCCTGTCCTATATAATATCTATTATTTAGATTCTTACGTATCCAGGCATCGATAGATTTGATTAATGTTGGATTATATTTGTCTATATTCGTATATTTAAAATGAGGGCAGGCAACCTCAACCCTCCGTAAATCGAAATAATCCAAAGGATTGGGCTTGCCGTTCTTTAATGCCATTACGCCGCCTCTTTAGCAAACTCGTAATAAGCATATTCTCCAAATGGTGGAACAATCTTATCAGTGCCATGGATAATGAATACTGTATCACAGTAAAATTCATCTCCCCAGCTACCCCAAGGATAACCGTCAGTAAACATGATAAACTTCTTAGGCTGAATATCATTTTCTTTCATGTATTCCCAGTTAGCATCGAACTCAGTTCCGCCACCGCCCATTGGCTCGTAACTGTCAAACTCGTCAATGTTATATCCATCAAAGTCGGCTTCGTTATAGACTTTAGTATCAAAGCACCACACTTTAATCTTAAAGTCTTTATATTCTTCCATAATGCCTTTGATTTCTGTTAAGAAGTCTTTAGCTTGTTCGTCACCGATCGAACCTGACATGTCGATTGCCACACAGATATCAATTGTTTCTTGAAATTGGGTTCCGGGCAATACAGCACTCATGTGCCAGCCCTTGCGGTTAGGACGCATAAACGAATAGTCGTTCTTAATAGTGCTTTGGATTTGTTGACGCAAAATTTCACGCCAATTCATCTTAGGCTCTGTAAGTTCCTTAATCATTCGCTGTACGCTAGCAGGAGTATTACCGGCACCTGCGGCCTGTGCAGCCTGCATTGTAGCTTCGCGGATCTCGTCACGAATCTGTTTCAATTCTTCTTTAGTATACTTTGGCTGTCCGTCTTTACCGTTCTCGCCCCAGTCAATGTGATCATCTAATAGTTGACCCAACTGGTTAAGTTCTTCTTCGTCCATTTCGTCGAAGATTTTATCGTACACTTCTTCCGCACCCATACCATAGTATTTTGGATCATGGAAAATTTTAATACCTTCGATATTATGTTCACCAATTCTATCACGTACCAATTGTCCGTTTACACAATAGTCAGCGGCAATGTTAAAAATGCGTGGATTACGATGATCTCTACGACCCATGTGATCAAACACATTATGTAAAATTTCGTGAGCAATAACAAACTCAACCTGCTTAACTGTAAGCGGTTCAAAAAATTCTCGATTAAAGTAAATAGTACGTCCGTCTGTAGCGGCAGTACCCATCCATTCGGAGCCTTCTTCGATTTTCAAACGTGTTGCTAGATTACCAAAGAAAGGATGGCGAAGTAGTAGACCCACACGGGCTACGATAATTTTGTCGATAATTGGATCTGTATGTGACATGAATGCTCCTTTACTGTATGTATATATTATAACAGGACCCGAGGGTCCTGTCAAATAGTGCTAAACCAATTACTTTTCAGTAGCTTGGGCAATAAAGCGTCCATACTTAGCATGGAAATCATCGAAGCATTTGATCTCGTCTGGATCCAATGGCAACTTGTAAGTGCTCAAAGCCAATTTAGTACCCATAATAACCAATTCAGTTTCGAAGTTATTCATCATAAATTCGAAGAAGTTATTTACTTGCTCATTCCAGTTTTTAGCTTTCTTCTCGCAAGCATCCTTCAATTCGTAGCACAATGACACAGTCAAAGAGTACATAGCTGAGATTTCTTTAGAATCCATCTTTTTAACTTTGCCACTCAAAATGTCTGTTGGATTAGGCATTTTAGACGCAACTTTACGGTGAGCCATAAAGCTGATTGCCAAACCTTCGCCAACTGAGCCTGAAACCAAATCAGTTAGTGTGTCTGTGTCCACATCATCATCTGTAAGCAATTCGCTTACAAAACTCCAAGAGCGTGGAGTAGCAAACGCACGTGAGCTAGACTTTGGATCAAAGTCGTACAAGCTCTTTTTAGAGAAGCTCAAAAAGCCAACTACGTCCTTGTGGACTTTGTTTTCAACAGCCCATTCAAAATAGTCATCCCAGTTAACAGTCATTTCCAAGTGAACAAAACGATTAGCCAACGGAGCAGGCATACGGAATGTAACACCCTTGTCAGTTTCACGATTACCAGCCGCAACTAGTACAACGTTGTCTGGCAAGTGATATGTGCCTACACGGCGATTAAGAATAAGTTGATAAGCGGCGGCTTGTACGCTAGGCGCCGCAGAGTTCATTTCGTCCAAGAACAAAATAATGTTCTTGTGTTGTTTTGCCATTTCTGCGCTTGGCAATTCGCTAGGAGGAGCCCAACGCATTGTATTATCGTTAGAGTCAAAATATGGAATACCTTTAATGTCAGTAGGTTCCCACAAACTCAAACGTACATCGATTACGTGAGAGTCAGTTTCAGCACCAAGCTGTTTAATAATATCTGACTTGCCAATTCCTGGAGGGCCCCAAAGGAAGATTGGACGCTTGTTTTGAAAAGCCTTACGCAAAGACTTTTTAGCACCGCTAGGGCCCACTGTACGGCTTGAAATTTCTGGCATTTTAGTTCCTATCTAAAAAAATGTTATTTAAAATAACGCTGTGTAAGTATGTATTGTATAGGAAACTAGTCTGTATGTCAACTGTTATCTTGACTAGCGAGTTCTTTTTCTCGCTCATTCATGGCTTTTATTATACCAAATTTTCTAATGTCGTCCGAAAACAACATTAGCTCAAAACCTTTACGTTCTGAGAAGACAGTGATTGACATCGGAGTTAGGTAGTAAGGACAGTCTACATACCTTTCCAAAAATATTAATGTTTGAGGACTTAATTCGATTGGTTCGGTAAATGGAATTTCATACTCTTTCAAATCCAATTCTTTTACCAAAAATTCATAACCTTCATCACTTAGTCGAAAGTTATTTTGTTTACCTGCTCTTGTACTTTGCCACCATTTACGACTGAATAGTTTGATATTGGCATCGTCCATACTCTTACCCCATTGTTGTAAGAATATTTTGGTTAGTACATCTCGGTTTATCATTTTATGATAGTGCCTTGCGTTAACATAACTACTTGGAAATCTTCTGTTCCAAATTGTTGATTAAGTTTTTTAGCAAGATTGTGTGCGTGGCCAGGATTTGAGAAAGAGACCTTTTTATACTTAGGTCCAGGATAAGAGGTGAGACTATTGAACGACTTTAGGTTAAAAGGCTCGTTTTTATAGAATACTGCCCAAATGGCCTCTGCTTCCAAAATCTGTTCAGATTTGTAAGTTCTTTTGTTAGTGTGTTCTAACAATACTTTAGGTTTAGGCCGACTCATGGATCACTCCTTTTACATTTTTTTGTAAAGCACGAGCGGCACGTATTTTTTCTATTGTTTCGTACGAATGTTTTTTACCTGTTCTTAGATTTTTTTGATTAGCTCTTGCTTGTTTTATTTTAGCTATTGCTTCTGGCGTATGTTTTCTACTCGAAGATTTTTCTCGCAGTATTTCTCTACCAATATCGGTAATACCGGTATCTCCACCCATTAATCCATCTTCAAGTTTTAGATTCGCCCATTCGTTGGATTCGACTATTTTGTTTTCTTTAGAAAAAGTTAAAGCAAAAGATACTAGATCTTCTTTATTTGTAAAAAATTTTGTCCAAATAGTAGAAATATTTTCTCCGTGTTTACGAAGATGATTTTTCCATCGTATGCCTGATCCTAAATATTTGCTAGGATCTTTTCTAGTAGTTTTACCGAAGTATTTTAAACCAGTAATATTATGCTGTTTAATATACAACCAAGTAGGTTTGAATTCCATATGCGTGTCCAAAGTAATGTACGCATATATTTATCCTTAATTGTCTTTAAAACCACCACCGTCTACAGCTACCGCAATTACCTCATTACCAGCATTACTTTTTAATGCGTTATACATAGTTTCATAGTCTTGATTAACTTTATCTAGTAATTCAATTAATGCTACATTAATTAATCTAGCTTGTTGTATAGTTAATTTAACTTCTTTACTTTGAGATAATTCGGCAGCTTTGACTAACTGAGCAAATTGTGAAATAGGTGCTGTATTAATCGGATTTTGCATTAGCAAGTACCTGTTTCATTTCGAGTTCAGTTTTGAATGGTCCTTTAAATGGATTACGTTCAAGTGTAATGACCTTTGGACAAAAGCTCTTAACCCAGCCTTTATTAAATTTAATAGTATAGTAGCCAGCACAATACAAACTCTTACTAGCATTACTTTTAGTGAATAAAGGAAGTTTGCGTCTTACATCATACATACTGTTATATGGCTTAACGCTAGTTGGATATCCGTGGCATTCATTGGGTTCTGATTGACTAACCTTAACCTTAGTACTAGTTAAGAAAAAGTTTGAACCAAATTGCTTAGTGAGGTCTTGCTTCTTGTTAAACATTACTTCACCATTTGTACTGGACAGTACAAATTTGTTATTTTCTTTTTTGTGTAGTGTTGCGATTTTAGAACCATCTTGTTCTACAATCCAAAACTTACCATCCACAATAGGCTTGGCATGTATCTCTGTCATATTTTTCTCCTTACACCCCGTAATTTTATGTGGGCATGTTATTTCGTATACACAATTACTAGGCCCCGAAGGCGCACTAGTAATATACGTATTTATCTCACTCATTCTGCCAAAGGTAAGGATAATGCTTCTTTGATAGCATCGATTAGTTCGTCTTCTGTACCAACAATAACTTTGGCGCTTTTCCAATCGTCGTTGTCGTCACGTCCGCCTACTTCAATCATAAATCCGTTATCGTAACGGTTGATTGTAAAACTCTCGTTTGCTTTAACTAATTTGTCTGAAATTGCACTCATTTTGTTTCTCCTTGATATTTTGCCTGGAAAGGCTCTGCGTATGTCTGAATATTATCAGCAATCTTTTTCATGTCCCATGCGTTACAAAATTTAAGCATACGAATGCCAACTTGTGTAACATCTTTAGGCACTGCATGGGTAGCTATTGTTTCTTTAATTTTAACTTTAATATCGTCTGGCTGTGCTGTTAAATCGCATAGTTTGACGTTACGTTGATAGTCTTCTAGAACTCTGTGTTCTTCGCCATTATGGTCAGTCCATCTCTGCAACATGAGATTGTTCCACGCATATCCTTTGGAGTTACGATCTTCGAACGCTTCAAGTAAACCAACTTTGTTTTTAGAACCTTTAGTACGCACACCTGGATACGCCGAGAAGACATTATCACTGGTATCACCACGCATGCATTTCTCGAATAACATCCACTCTGGATCTTGCGCTGGCTTTGGTTCGCCTGTCTTTTTGTCTTTAACGGGTTTACCTTTGGCATCAAAGATTCCTTCGTGTGTAATATGTAAATCGCCTACACCGTTGTACTGACTTACATTTTTACTAATTAATTGTGCAAAATCGCCATCTGTCGAAATAATAACGTGCTTGGCATCTGGATGTGCTTGTACCCAGCCAGCAATTAAATCATCTGCTTCTAAATTAGGATGTTGCATTACAGTACAGTTTGTCTTGTCTGTAATAAAATTCTTAAACTCGTCAAATGCTTCCCAGAACAGTTTGTCTTCATCCTGTTCTTTTTGTGTCATAGCACTACGAGTTTCTTGTCGATTGCGTTTGTAAGGAGCATAAAAGTCCTTACGCCAGCTTCGACCTTCGAGGCAGAACACTACATGAGTACCGCCAAAGTCTTGCCAAGCCTTTTTGATACTGTTAAAGGTTATGTGAAACGCCATGCCAAGTTTAATATCGGCACTACCTTGTACTACGTGTCTAGCACGAAAAAATGTGTTAGCAGTATCAACTATAATATATGTCATTCGATTTGTGCTCTGCCATTAGGCAATTTACTTACGTTAATATAACCAGCACTAGATCTACTAGGATCTTGTCCTGCCTCGGCTAGCATATTTGCGGCTAAATCTCTGAACCAACGATCTACAATCTCTTCTTCAGGATCACCATCAAAACCATAACCAGCTTGTTTTAATTGTACTACAAATTCGTCGTTCCAGTCAAGCTCAAAAAACCCATTACGTACATTATCTGGATTAACTTTAGTATCCAATACAGCCACATACGGCTCACCACGAGCAGTAGCACGAGCTTTAGGATCCATCTTAGCTTCTTGCTCGGCAGTTTGAGCTTTGGCTGTTTCTGCTACAGCCTTTGTTTCCATTTCTTTAAGTACTTTTAAGTTTTCTTCTAACTTATCAATACCTAACATTTTCTTAAATAAATTTTTAATCATTTTTATTTCCACATGTACAGTTTCGACCTTGGTTACAATTGCCAGTACAGGCACTTGGTTCTCCAAGTTTAAATATTCTCCCAACCAAAATACCTAGCGGAAAACTAAGTATTACCCAACCACATATAACACAGATCCAAAACCACATATTAAGTTCCCCATTCGTTTTTAAACAGTGGTACTTGTAAACGATCACTGTATCGCCAGCCTCGCTTCATTGCGGCAAGGGCAACGGACTTAGCATTGAGATTATAAACAGACTCAACACCGCCAACAGGCATAAGATATACGTGACCTTTAAAGCCCGCCGTTCTGTATTGTTCAACTGCTCGTTCTGCATCTTTAACATCCTCTTCTGTTGCTACTACTAATTTTAAATACGTTGTTCCTACTTGTTCGTATTCACAAACAACTTCTGGTAAAATTGCTTCTTCCCACTTTTCACCACTTGCTGGTAATTTAGCACTTACACTAAATGTAAGCTCTTTACCTACTTCACTATTCCATTTAGTTAAGTAACCTTTAAATTCTGGAGTAAGTTTTTGAGTACCATTTGTTTCAAAGGTAATTTCTTTTAAACCTTTCATTTTAGAATTGTTTAACAAGTCTGGATAAGCACGTTGCCAGCCTAGCAATGGTTCACCGCCTGTTATAACGAGGTGCTCTGATTCCCAATGCGTTTGTGGTAAGATTTCCATGATTCTATCTGCGATAGCGTCTGAGGTGAGCATTGGACTAAGTTCTTTAAAACTAGGATGCCAACTAGCATAACTATCACACCCCGTAGAAACCAAAGGTAATTCTTCATATTTGTTATATAAGTGTACAACTTGAGCAAGTTCTTCTGCTTCTGTGCTTAGTTCGCCACGAGGCATACCAAAGCCAGCGCATTTAAAATTACAACCGAATGTGCGTAAGAAAACAGACGGTACACCCATGTAACGTCCTTCACCTTGTATACTATAAAATAATTCCGCGATTTTAATCTTACTCATCTTCATCTTTCTCTAAAAATTGACTTACTTGATCTTCTGCATCTTGAATACTTTCAGCCCATACTTCAAATGTAGCTATACCTTTACTGGCTCGAAGGTCAAATGGAATAGTGCCATTTGGCATCCAATTATCACCTACTTCACGTTTAATTGTGAATTTTTCCATCGTAGTATTTTTCATACGATAGATAAGTTCGTCAGTTAATTGTTTTGCATTAGTCATCTACTTTCCTCCAAGGCTCGTCATTTCCAGCCCAGTCTTGTATATCGCTACTCCAACACATTAATCGATTATAGATCGGGTATACAAATCCTAAATCAAACCAATGCATTGGAAAACTAATCCAATGACCTAAATAGTATAACACTTCACTCAGTATTCTTGCAAATACTTTTTTAATCATTTAGAAGCGTACTCCTGTTGCATTTTGATATTGTCAAAGAATTCTTTCTTTGTACCTGGATCATCTTTAAATGCACCTTTTAATACAGTAGTCTGTGTTAAACTACTTTTAGCCATAATACCTCTGTTTTCGCAACATCCATGTACTGCTTGTACATAGACTGCTATATTTTCTGAATCAGTTGCCTTGCTTATTTCCCTAGCAATATCGTTACACAACTCTTCCTGGAGAGTGCCGCGACGAGCACACCACTGAGCAATACGAGTGTACTTAGACAAACCAATAAGTTTTTGTGCGGCAATGATGCCAATGTAAGCGACACCAACAACGGGCTGATGATGATGACTGCACATAGAGCGGAGCTCACTACGTACCACCAACATACCTTCGTATCTGTCTTCGCCATCGTTTGGAAATGCTGTTGCGTCTGGTGCTGGGTCATATCTGCCACTCATTACTTCATTAAAATACATCTTAGCAAGGCGACGAGCTGTGCCTTTGCTATTAGGATCGTTTTCACGATCAATAAGCAATCTATCTAGCACGGTTTCAAATGCTTCTGTTGCTTCGTCGATTAGTTTTTCTTTAAATTCTTCTGTAACATATTCGCTGATGTTATCGCCAGCCCAAAAACGTTTGTTATCACGCTTCATCTTAAAGCGGATAACATCTGCCAAGTTGCACTCTTCGTATCCGCCATCTCCTGTCATAGCATCTAACCCTGTTTCAAATTTATATGTTTGTGATTCTGTCATAAGTGTTCCTTTGTACTATTATATAGGTTTATTTAGGCGATAGCAATATTTTTCCTGCTCGAAGTTGTCGGCAGGCTTCTTTTACTTCAATCGGATAATCAGGCGAGATTTCCGATATCGAACAATCATATCTAACAGTAACATGGGGGTAATGAATAGCCATATACAATCCGAATACCAATAATCCTGCGCCCGTTAACACTACTAGTACAAAGTCTAAATTTTGTCTGATAGTAGAATTTTGCATAAATGATAATCCTTTTTTGATTTAAATCTAAACAGCATACAATCTTCATGAGGATGACTTGTAAACCGTTCTCCAGGTAAGCCAAATACTTCTACTACATCGGCACAAACTTCGTTCCACCAATATTTGTTTTGGTTATTCCAAAGCAGTTTAATTTCCCATGCTTTACTAACTTTGCAATTTTCCATTTACTTTTATTTCAGCAGCCTTGAGTTCATCTCTTAGAAAATCAATATATGAAGATAGGGCCTCTCGACCCTTTTCATTATTGACGCTTTTTAAATCTTCTTCAATTTTTTTAATTTTATCTTGAAGTTGTTCTACGGTTAGTTCTTTCATTTTTTAATCCTAGCGGCAATGCTACCGCCAAACAAACAATTAAAAGCTAACCAAGTTTGCCAAGTATATGGAATTGCCAGTGTAGGAAATAAAGTGTTCAAACTCCAAATACCTACAATAGGTCCAAATATAACGGCAATTAAAATTAGCGCAATACCGAATAATAACTTAATTAATGCTGATGTCATAACCAAAAATCCTCCCAAGGATAAACTAACCAACAATCTTCGTCTCGTTTATCTACAGTCCAGACATAGTAATCTGGATCTTTAAATTCACTACCGAGATTGTGCGTTAATACTGCGAAGCGAACATTGTCGCCCCATACATGTTGCCATTGTGTTTCGCCTGGCAAGCAACTGTTTTGCCAATCTTTTTTAATCCAAGCGACAGTAGATCCTTGATCATTGATATCATCAACAACAAGAATCTTTTTACCTTCGTAAGCATCTTCACTCATACTACAGTTACTTACACAATCGCCACCGTCTCGTAGACTAACATCTAAACTTGACATCTTGACGCCAGTATATTGACTTAGTAAATTAGCTGGTACAAGTCCACCGCGGGTTATACCTACAATATAGTCAGGCTTCCAATCGTGTGCTGACATTTGGCGAGCGATATCTAATACCGCTCCTTCGACTTGTTGCCAGGTATAGTAAACTTTCTTCATGCTGTTAGGCCATATGCTAGTGTTTGTAATTCTTCTTTAGTCATAAAATAGTTATAAACAGCGGTATCAATGATATCACCATCTTTTAATGTTTGTTGCTCTAAATTAATGCTGAATAAACCTTTGGGTGCAAGTACTTCATGCTTTTTTAACACAAGACGAAAACCTTCGTGTTCTTTAATAACCATTTCTTTATAGGTATCTTTAACTGATTCATGTAGTTCCATCGTCATCTCCTTTTATTGTTTCCCACATTCTATATTTGGATAATTCCTTAATATAGTCATCGTACATCTTTTTCAATTTAGGATGTTTAGCTTCTAGTATAACATCACGTTCTGGAATTGCCAAGACTTTTTCAATAGTCTTTAGCCGTTCTTCAAGATCTACGCCATTGATAACCATACGACCTTTAACTTCTAATTCTGGCGGATTGGTTTGTTTGATAGTCATTGCAACATCATAAGGATTGGCGACACTAGTACCAGTAGTCCAAACAGTGTTGGTTCCAGTTGATGTTATGTAACCACCATTTGGTACGGTAGTATTAGTTAGAACAGGGACAGCGTGATTAGCTGTCGATACGTTAATTGGTGTTGGAAAGTAAGCCATTCTTTCTATCTGATAAGTATTTTTCGAAGTGGATCCATTTATTTTCTACAATAAATCCCCACTCACGTTGGCGCTTACCCACAAAGAACAATGTCCATGGAGTAACGCCTTCTTTTAATTCAATACGGTGAAATGTATGCGTGTTGCCGAAACGGAAACTACCTGGACCACGCCATACTCTTACTTCACAATTCTTTGTACCATCTTCATTAAACTGAGCGATCCACTCATAGTAACCGCCGGCAAGAATAATAGTAAAGTAGTTCCATGGATGATCATGCACATCATCTGGATCTGATTTTAAGAACTTGTGTAAGAACACATTGTATGGAAATGTTACACGTTCTTTGAATAGAACATAGTAGCGTTCTAAATATGGTTCGTTTTCTGCACGATCCATAATAATGCGTTTACGGTCGTGGCGTTCAAGCCAATTAAGGACGTGGTCTTTTATCTTCTGGAGTATCATAATGGTCTACTACTAGTTTATAAGTTGTCTTAAATTTTTCAAATGCTATTTTTAATCCGGGATATTCTTCGCACATCTTTTGTACTTTATCCCAGTCGGGAAATGCGTTGACAAAATCTACTGGAAATGATTGCGACCAATCGTATCCAGTACCGGCACCATTAAGTGTGACAGTTGCACCAGATCCGATGGCGCTGATAGATATTGTGCCGCTATTACTAATACCTGCGCCAGTATAATAGTAACTAGTTCCAGTTGTGTTACTAATAGTAACATTACCGGTACCACCGGCAGCGGCACTGATATTGGCCAACATACTAGGATCTAATGTTATAACATCTTGTGCTATAAAACCAGCACCGGTACTATCACTTGACCATTCGAAGGAGTTCGTTGGCACTGAAGAAATTGTCATGTAAATCCTTTGCTTGTTTTCGGATCATAGGAATTCTTGTAGAATAATTATCCATATGTTCCATTATCTTACGGCATAAATCTGGACGATAAACTGTATAAGCATCAAAACTTTCAGTCCACTTGCTGTCGTACTTAAAAGTATCGTAATACATTTCTGTGTAACTAAGTCTATCCGGAACCATGGGAATAGCATCAACCACTGCACCTTCATAGCAACTAATGCCTAGTGTTTCTTGTAAGTTAGCACTAAACACCATCTTCGCTTCGCCTAACAAGTTATGATATTCATTTTTTGTTAGTTGTTGATCCTGACACACTACAAATTCATACTGCGGTAAGTGTATTGCCAAATCTCTAAAAATCTCAACTTGCTTCTCAGGTGCGATGCGATGCGGAAAAAGAATTAGGTCACGCTTGGGCATATTTTTATATGCTAGCAATGTATCTTCCATATACTCCATAGGCCAACCTGTTTGTTGCATCTTAGGAAATTTGCTGGATAATACTTCTTCTAGATCTTCTTCGTACCAAGGATTTTCATTTTGAAATCCTCCGTTGAGTAATTCTCTGAAGAACAGTTCCATATGAAACTTAGTAGCAAAGTAATTATGATCAAAAGCATGATAAAAACTTTGTTCTGCATGTCTAACCCAGGGTTTAGCACCAACAAGTCTTCCTAAAAAGTCTTGAGGATCATAACTACCAGCATGCCACAACCCATGAGTGACTACTGGAATGTTTAGTAGTTCACTCATGTACTTTAGGTTTATGATGCCAGGATGCCAAGCATCGGTAAACAAGAAGTGATCGCCAGGCTGTACTGATCCGGAGCAAAAAAGCCTGCCCATTTGTTCAACTTGACTAGACTTGTATATATTGGTGCCACCAAAATTAAGAAAAGCACCAGGAGTAGTGGCTGTAGGAATATCCGTAGGGCCAGCGATAATTTGAACATTGTGTCCTGCCTTTCGTAAGAGTGCAGGTACATGGCGTTTCCATTCGCCGGTGTACCTGGTTTCAACCGCTTCTAGATCAATTAGAAAAACGTTCATTATTATAACGTGAATTTTTACCTAGGTATGGTTTACGTTCACCTGTAAACGGTTTCTTAGGACGACGTGACTTTTCAAAGTTACGCCAAACCCAACTTTCCCTGTTATAAAGATGACTTTCATCAAATGGATGTAACTCCAATCTACAGTAATCATGGAACGATTCCAGATCATCGAAAATCTTAACAATATCGGGACGTGTTTCGAAATAACTAAAGTCCTTGTAATTCTTAGCCATTATAGCTTTCCTTAATATTTAATAAATGAACCATTTTCTCCATCTTCGGAGACCTCAATCCAAACCTCTCGATCTGGATACTTTTGTGAAATCATGTCATATAAATCATCTGACATCATTTCGCAACTCTTATAATCTAATTTTAGTATACTATCTTTGTAGAGATTTTCCAACCATCGTTTAAATTGTATAAACTCGACGTCACGATTGTTGTGGGTAACTGAAAGCCACACACGAAAATGGAATATATGACGATGAGGAGTAGCCAAAAACGATACATCATATTCATCTCCTGTTGCTAAGTTTGGATCTGTTGCGGCAGCCGGATAAGCGTGAATGCCTTCTTTCTGGAAAGTCACCCAGATCATTTTATTAGGACGCCAAGCTCTTCTTAAAATACTAGTCATTTAACCTCCAAAAACATACTGTTCCACTGATCTCTAGCACCTGAAATATTATGTATTTGTTTCATAGCTTTATCTGTAATTCGCATTCTATAGGATTTTTCATTGCCATACCCATCTAATACTACCCATCCATTATTACTTTTAATTTCTTTAGATCGATCGCCTTCTTTTAATTGTGTCCAGACATCAATATATCCCTCTTCCAATTTTTGTTGGATGGCATCGATCTCCATATCTACAATCTTTACCTTGCTAACTTCCATGAAGTTTGGATCCCATTCGATCTGATTTTGATTTTTTGACTTCTGATAAAACGGTGTATTAGTCCATTTAGGAGTAGCTAATATCTTTTCAATAAGCCACGAACCAATCGTATGATTAGCTTTGCTACCTTTTTTTCTAGTCTTATTATCAATTCCATATTCAGGCATATCAACTGTACCGCTTTTATCGATACTATGTCCTTTATTGACTAGTTCTTGATCAGCCCACTGTCCTACAGTAGCATCATTCCTAACATTAGGTATTCGACTTCCGGGTTCTATATTATTTTTAATAACGCTTACTCTTGCAGATTTCATTTTATGATCTCATCTTTCGTATATTCGTCCCAATTAGTAAAATATTTCCTTTGAGTGATAGCACCGATTGGCACACACCAAACGCCGGGATTAGTAGCGTCGAAATTTTTGTCGTCAATTTTAATTGTAGCATTATATCCTAGCTGTCCTATATAAGGCAATTTTACACTAATTTGAGGAATAAATCTACGATATTCGGTTAAACCGCTTTCTAATACGC